AAGAAAGACAGCATTTTAAAGATTTTCTTTTTCATGTTCCATACCCTTTTTCTGTAAAATATAATTTTAATGATCTTGGTTTACCGTACAGCCTATCTCAACGGAACCACCTTCCTTTCGACTCGTTTTTATATTTTATTTCCATTACATTACAATTATATCCTTTTTATATATATTTGTCAATATAAATATATATTAACTATGGCAAAAAAACTAAGACACAATATTTATGCTTCAGGAGGGTGGTCAGGAAAGGGAATGATTAATTTTCTCAAAAATGCTGATGGCTCTCAAATAGCTGGAGCAATAGGAGGAGCAGCTAATTTAGCTGGAGGGCTTGTTTCAAGCATGTCTAATACTACTGAAGAAGTTCCTGAGGTACAGGTTTCTGCAACTTCAAAAGCAGATCTTTTAAATCAAATTAACTCTTTTAATGGCCTAAATCTGGGTCGAGAAAGAGGCAATGGTTTTGGTGATGTTTTATCAGGAGTTAGCAATGGACTACAAGCTGGTTCTGCAGCAGGACCCTTAGGAGCAGTAATAGGAGGAGCCTCTGGGGGACTTTTATCTGGTATATTTGGTGGATGGGGCCGACGTAGACGCAATGCTAAAAGGAGACGCCAAGAAGAGGGTTATAATGCTCAAATGGCAGATCAATTCGATGCTGCTAATGAAGAATTAAATGTTGCAGCTACTAGCAATATTTTATCAAACTACTCAGCATATGGAGGTAGTTTATATGCTTATGGTGGAAACTTTAATGATGGCCTAACTACATTTGGAAATGGAGGCTTACATGAGGAGAATCCTAATGGGGGAATTCTACAAGGTACTGATGAACAGAATAATCCTAACCTAGTAGAGGAAGGGGAAACTAAGTGGAATAATTATATATTTTCAAACCGACTTAAACCTGGAAAGGATTTTACATCACAATTTAATTTGCCTAAAGCAATAACTAATAAGAGTTATGCAAAGGCTTCAGAATATTTAACTAAAGATGCAAAGGAAAGACCTTATGATCCTATTAGTAGGAGAGGGATTAATGCTTCTTTAGGCAGGCTTAGAGACTCTCAAGAATCTTTAAAAGCCTACGAAGATTTAACTAACAACACGGCTAATGATATTAATATGTTAGAATTAGGAGAAGTATTAGCTAAAGGAGGAGGAATTCATATCAAACCTTCTAAAAAAGGAACCTTTACAGCAGCAGCTACTAAGCATGGTAAGAGTGTACAAGCCTTTGCTAATCAAGTATTAGCTAATAAAGAAAATTACTCACCTGCAATGGTCAAGAAAGCTAATTTTGCTAAAAATGCTGCTAAGTGGCATGCATTAGGAGGACCTATTAGAAACGTACAGAACAGATTTAATGTAATTGGTAATCAAATAACTCCATTTGCTTTTGGAGGAGACTTGCCAAATACTCATTTTAATAATTATATTCCAGGTACCAGAGGGGGCCAGGGTACAAATGTTTTTGCTAATGGAGATGAATTAAAGATTCCTGAAGTACCTATGGGTAACTTAGCTGGAGATAAAAAATTAGTTACTACCCCTATAGTGAAAGATACCGGTCTGGCTAAACACTATCAATCTGGTGTTACCAGTCCTAATAGGTCTAATTTTAATTGGGGTGATTTTGCTTCTCAACTAGGATTATTTACTCCCGCTATTACAAATATTGGACTAGCATCTTCTGCTATGAATGAATCTCCTGAACAATATAGGTTTGATAGAGTAGCTATTGATCCTTCTGATAAAGCCGATGTTAACTTTCCTTATAAACCTATAGACAGGGAATACATAGCTAATAAGATTAGATCACAAGCTGGAGGGACTAGAAGGGGTATAATAAATACTTCTGGAGGTAATAGGGCTACTGCACAAGCTGGGTTACTATCAGCTGATAGAAACTTCCTTAATGCTATTGGAGATGCTTATTTTAAAGCTGATGATGTTAACTATGGAAGATTTATTGATAGTAAAACTAGAAGTAATCAGGCTAAGTTAATGAATACCCAAAATGATCTTAGGGCACAAATGTTTAATGCTCAGGTTGGTCAACAGGAGACTCAGGCTAATGCTATGAATAGAGCTGCTGCTAGAAATCTTCAGAGAGAGGCCGTATCTAAGATAGGAGATACCTTTGGAGATGTTTCAAGGTATATGTATGATAAGAATGTTTTAAAATCAATGTTCCCTTATACTACAATGGGTGAGTATCGTAGAAGTAAAGGTGGTAAACTTAAAACTAAGAAATAATGGCTGTGAACGCGTATGATAGGGCTAGTTATTCTCAGTTGAAATTGCCTACTTTTCAAGAGATGATGATTGCTCCACAGTATTTAACAGAGCAACATGAGATGGCCCAAGCAAGAGCAGATGAATTGTTAAGTGAGGCACAAAAAGTTGAGTTAGCAGCTATGGAGAATCCAAATGGTAAAGCTGCTCGATTATATCAGGGATATACTCAAAGACTCAATGAAGCTGTAAATTCCTTGAATGAACGAGGCATTAATGCATCAAATATTAAGGCTAATTTAGGTAGACTTAAAGCTGATTATAATGCACAGATTGCTCCTATTGCTCAAGCATGGGAGCAACAAAGAAAAGATAAGGAAGCTTACAATGCTATGACAGCTAAGGATAGATCTTTAATTACTGCATATGATCCTTCCCAAGCTAGTATAGATGCCTATCTAGGAAGAAATAATGCTTCGTATATACCTCAAGGAATAAGTGGTAATGAAATAGCTCAAAGAGTAGCTATGGCAGCTAAACCTTATAGTGATTGGATTAGTCAGAGACTACCAGAAATAGCTAAGACAGGACTTCCTTATAAATACTTTACTATGGTACAGAAGGGATTTAGTCCAGATGACGTAGCAGCAGCTATGAGAGATGATGGTATTGATGCCCAAACTGCTAGTGAAGGAGCTCTAATGCTTAAAGATCTTAGAGATAATGTTATTGCTTCTTCTGGGGCTTATGAATTATTTGGCAATAATCCTGAAGCTATAGATAGATTAATTCAATATGCTAATACTGGATTAAGTCAAGCTATTGGTACTAAGCAGTTTGGTCAGTTAGAAGATACCGCAGGGTTACAGGCTGAGGCTGATTACAGAAGAGATAGATTAGCTAGAGCCAGAGCCGCAGACAAGAAGAAGAAATCTACTATGCCTGCTGTAAATATGCTTCCGGGAGTCAAGGTAGAAGATACTAAGAGAGGCAAGGAACTTTTAGAAAAAATGCAAAGTCTTGATAATCCTGAGATAAAATCAGTATTGCAGGGGATTACCAAGGTTACACCAGAATATAAAAAACTATTAACAAACAGAGTAAATGAGTTAGAAACGTATTTACAGGAAGCTTGGAAAAATTTTGGAGCTTCTGCAAGGAGGAACTCTATGACAGAGGAACAGTATCAAAAAGCAAGCAATGCCTTAACTGGTACACTATACAGACAAAGACAAGAATTAACTCAGCTTAAAGATGTATTGGATTTAATCAAAGATACTGACAAGAATTCAGGAACACTAGAAAACTATAGTGGTAATAATTTATATGAAAAGCTTCAAGATAAATATAGACGAGATATAAACTCATTAGCTGTTCAGTCTTATAGCTATACTCCAGAGCTAGCTGATAATGAACTTATTATTAATAAGATGCGTCAGTGGGCTCTAGATAGAGGAAAATATAAGACCATAGAAATCTTAGATGAAAATGATTCTCCTGAAACTAAATTCTTAAGCTCTAAGCCTAAAACTCTTAATTCCAAGGAAGATGTATATAAAATTTTTGATAAAAATTCAATGATTAGATATGCTCCTTCTAGTGGTGGTTGGATAATAACAACTGAGAAGGGTCAGAATTATAGAATTCCTCAAGAAATGTTTCCGCTAGCTCTTCAGAAGAGATTTAACCATTTAGACAAGTCTATTAGAGATTCTCAGGGTAATATCCAATACTATGGGTTGGAAGATTTATATAAAGATGCTTCTGAGGAGGCATTAATGAGAGCCAATGCTTTAGAAGCTGATAAAGTGAGATATTTAATAGATGAAGCTAATCTTGTTAATCAAGTTGCCTCTAAGTCTAGTAAAGATGCTATAACAGAGGTAGATGATTTAGAATAATATTATGGAAGAAATAAAAGATCCAAGACAGGAAGGAATAGGAGGTTTGCAGGGATTAAATAGATCTAAGAAATATCCTACCCTTGAATATGTGCCTGGGGAATATGGTAATTTTACTCAAGAAGTAATAGAAAATACTCCAGCTATAGAAAACTTAGGTAATAGATTTCCTAGTTTTTCTAAATATGATGAAGATATAGTCTATGAATCTCAAATAGATAACTTAAATGAATTTAGAGCTAATCAGCAATCCAATCTACTAAAGGCTACTAATGCTGTTATTGGAGGTGTTTTAAGTGGGCTTGCTACAGCAGTAGAAGACTTTAGTTATATACTAGACTTTGAAGAATGGGGTAAAGTTTTTTCAGGACAAGATACTCTAGAGAGAAATTGGCTTGGTCAAGCTATGGCTGATGCTAAGGAAGCTCTATATGGAGCCATGCCTATATATGAAAGAGAAAGAAAAGATACTTTTTCAGATAACTTTTTTAGATGGTCTACTCTAAGAAGTGGCCTAGATAGCATGGTTGGATTTGCTGTACCGGGAGGAGCTATTAGTAAAGGATTAAGTCTAGGAACCAAAGCTCTAAGAGCTTCTAGAGCAGCAGCTTATCTAAGTAAACTAGCAGAGACTAATAAGATTGCTAAAGGTCTAGATAAAGGCCTTAATTTCTTAACAACTGGGCCTTCTGGAGAAGTAGTTAATTCATTAGTTAGTGGTATGTTAACTAACGATGCTGAAGGCAAAATGATGGCATTTGAAGTAGCAGATAATGCCAGAATGCAGTATGTTAGTGATAATGCAGCTAAGCTATTGGAAGCTAATAAAGATACTCCTAATTATACAGTAGAACAAGCTTTAGCAGAAGCTAAAGAATTAATGGATAATGACGTAGATTTTAATAACAAATTAGCTGAGGAACAGACTGAATTTGTTAATAGGAATAGAATCTTTATGCTTTCTGATGCCTTTGGTATACATGGAGTATTTAAAGGTATAGGTAAAACTAGAAATTTACTGAAGGATAAAGGAGTTGCTCAAGCAATTAAAGATCTAAAAACTCTTTCTTCAGATAATTTCCTTCTACAAATGACTAAAGAGGGAGCTGAAGAAATAGGTCAAAATATTCTTCAATCTGAGGCAGAGTACCAAGTTAATAAGAGTAGAGGAGCTTTATCTCCCAAAGATGCAGAGCTCTCTCTTACTGAGAGAATTTTAAACTTTGGTACTTCTACACAAGCTTTAGTTGAAGGTGCTATGGGATTTATCACTGGTGGTATACAAAGAAATGTAATGAGAGCTGCTGGTGATCTTATCTCAGGAGATCCTTTAGGTAAGAAAAGAAAGGAAGAGTATGCTAAAGCTCAAGCTGAGCAGAAAAAGATTCTAGATTCCTATACTGAGGCTCATCTAAGTGATTTAGTAACTGCTGAAATCAATAGAACTGAAGCTGCAGCTGATATTAATGCAGAGACTCTAACAACAGATATTAAGGAAAGAGTATTTAATTCTTTAGCTACAGAAGCCTTTCAAAATGGAACTACTGAGCAGCTAGAGAGATTAATACAAGACACAGCTAGTCTTTCTCCTGAACAAGCAGCTGAGAGAGGATATGATCCAGATTATAAACAACAGGCTGAGCAAAGAATCAAGGATCTTCAAGAAGCTGAGAAAATGTATCTAAGTTATTCAGCATATCCAAATGCTTCTCAATTACTTCATAATAGATTAATGAACAAATCTGCTATGAAGTTTGTGGAAAATATTAAAGAAGATTTATCTAGACATCAAAAGGCTCTTAATGATAAAGTAAATGCTGCTTATCCTCAGATTGCAGAAATGATGCAACTTATGGATGAGGAGTCTGGCAAATCTAATCTTTTGACTAATGTATCAGAGGAATATATTGATAAAGCTAGAGAGACTCTTGAGTCTTTGGATGAGTATAAAGCTGTTCAGCATACTAAGTCTCAATTGGAATTAGCTGCTAATTATATTAAAGATTCTGATAAGAAGTTTAAGGAGTATCTATCTCCAGAATATCAAAAGGATTATCTCCAAGCACAAAAGTCTTTGATAGAGTCTATACAAAAAGAAGCTTCCAAAGAAGTCAAACAAACTAAAGATGCTGTAAAAGAAGAGATATCTTCAACTGTCGCTACTGCCTCATCTCCAGAAGAGAAGCAAACTATAGTTAATCAGGCTAAAGAAGATGCAGGTAATGATGAGATAGCTCAACAAGCTATTGAAGAAGTTGAGCAAGAGACTGCTAATAAGGAAGCTATAGCTACTTCTAAAACCTTAGATGAAGAAGCTCCTATTGATAATGACTTGGTAGATAAACTATTACAGGAAATAACTGGAATTGATTATTTTGATAGATCTCCTAAAAATGTTGAGAATAGAAGATTCTTCAAAATGACTAAAGCGGATGTTAGACAACAAGGTGATATTAATCTACATCCTGAGTTTGAAGACAGTGGATACTTTAGTATTGGAGCAATTAAAAGAGCTATTCAAGATATTCAAAAAAGACCTTCTAATAAGTTTAATACAGCTAGAATTGATGCACTGAATAAATTAATAAATAGACTTAATGATATTTTCAAACAGCAGAATAAACCACTAGAAACTGATAAGGTAGTAACTGCATCTAGTTCTGATTCTAATATATTTAGTGAAGAAGGTATTACTATAGAAACAGCCGATACTGAAAAAGAAGTCAACGATATTATAAATACATCTGATCCTAAGGAATTTAAATCTCCCAATGGAGCTGGATTAGTGGCTTATTTAAGTAGAGAGTGGTTAGTTAAAAATGGTTCTAAAGTAAGTGCTAGCAATAGTGCTATTCTTAATGATGCAACTAAGTTAATTCTTGATCCTAACAGATTAAGAGGAGATGAATTGATTCATTTTGTTATTAATGATTCCCCTAATATTCCAGTATATTATAATGGAACTAAAAGTACCTGGGGAGCTGTTAAAGATGAAATTGAGAATAGTAATCTTTCACCTGAGGATAAAACTAAAAGAATTGCTTCATTAGTACCTATAGCCATTGAGACTGTACAGGGTCCACTAGGATTTGTGCATGATATTAATTGGATTAACTCTAAAAATGTTGTAGAGGAGAATCTAGCTGCTGATAGAGATAATTTAATGAGCCTCAGAGAAGCTATATATAATGGTACTATTACAACTTCTAGAATTACTAATATTAGTAATGGGCATTTAATAAGAACTGTTAATAATCAATATATTTCAACTTTAGAAGCGTTCCCAGATGATAAACTTAAATTTGCAATCTATAAAAATGGTGATTTTACTACTAAAGTTGACAAGTTACTAAATAAACCTGAAAATTTAAAGGAGGGATATACTTATGCTTTGTTACCAGCTAGAGATGGCTCTACAATGGCTGTTCCATTAAAGAGAAATCTATTAACTTCTAAACAAGTATCAAGTATTTCACAGGCTATTAGAATATTTATAAAAGCTAAAAAGGGCGAGAAACTAAATACTGGTGAGCAGCAAGTTGTTGACAAAATTAAAGAGATTATTAAGCTAAAGAACAGTGCTGGAAATAATGTTAATTTTGATATTAGAACCACTGATGGTATTAAGAATTATGTTTCCATATTTACTTATGTTCATAAGGCTGATAAGATGAATCTTGTCAATACTATAGTTTCTAATCCTAGTGACTACAGAGCTATTTCTATTGAAGAAAATGCTAATTCTCTAGTATTATCTTTAGCTAGAGGTGCAGGAATAAATATAGCTACTGCTAAGTTAGATCATCAGACAGGAAATTTCTTAAAAGAACAAGAGTTTCTTAATAATTTGGAGGATCATTTGCAAGGTTGTTATTTCTATGGTAATTCTACATTAATTAATAAGGATAAAGTAGATATTCCTATTATAGGAGAGAATAATCTAGTTGCTATTGAATCCTCTTCCTATACTACCTATGTAAAAAGACATACTTCTTCAAATGTACTTAGCTGGAATTTAGGAACTGAAGAGAATCCTAATTATGTATATTTTAATCAACCTTCAGTTAGCTTTGACACACAAACAGCTAAAGCAAAGGCTCAAGCAGCAAGAAGTAATGTTCCTGTTAAGAAAGAAATTATTGAGAATACACCAGTATCTAAGCATGAAGGAGACATAGATCTTGATGCTTTAGAAACTAATTTAAATGACGATGATTTAGTTTATAATGCAGAAGCTTTCTTGGATGAGGAAGCCTATAAAGATTTTGGTACAACTCAAGAAGGTATAACTTTAATCACATCTAATGTTAAGATAATTAAGGTTCCTATGCAGAGACAGGTTATTAATATGATCTCTGAAAAGATAGCTAGAGCTCTTATAGGATCTGAGGAGGCAACATTATCTTCTGAAAAAATTAAATCTATTTTATCTGAGAATAAAAATTGGTTTGAGAGACAACTGCAATTAGCCAAACAAGCTAATAAGACTAAAGTTGTTGAACATTTACAAGAATATCTAGATAATTGGTCTAATCTTGAGAGATTAGTAAAGAATACTTTAGCTAAAAGAAGTGGATTCAAGGTATCTGAGGTACAAAATTCTGAAATAGATTCTCTAGCTGAATTTGGAGAAGATAATTCTGAACATGAAAGAAACTATTTCAGTGATACCTACTCTTTAGAGTTAGATAGCAAGGACACTGTTTCAGCTAAAATGAAGTTGTTCCTCTCATTTATTCCTAATGGTAAGACTAATTATTTAACTCAGGAGTCACAGTTTGAGCCTTTTGATATAGTATATAATAGTTTGTCTGCCATGCTTGCAGGAACTAAGCCTTCTTATACAGCAATGATTAATAAACTTACTGAAATTAATCAGGATGGTAAAGTATTTCCTTGGTTAACTAATTTATTAGCTAAGCTTGAGAATGCTCCAGATCAGATTAAGAGGGAGTTTGTAACAGCAATGAATAAGCACTATGTTAGTATGAAGTTTGCCATGTGGCGTAAAGTTAATAAAGATAATTACGCTATGGAAGTGTGGGATGCTAATGCTAATTCAATACAACAAACTATTACTAATGCATGGTATAATAACCTTATTAATAGTGACTTAACAACTACTAGAGAAGGTGAATATGTATATGATCCAGAAGTAACTAGACAGATTACTCTACAATATGATGAATGGGTTAAGAAGAAACATTATCCTACTCAAAGTGAATTAGATACTTGGCTTAAGAGATTAGGAATAGTCTTGTCTCCTAAGAGTCTGGAAACTTTAACAGATGGAGAATTTACTTATGGTGGTAGAAAATATACTTATCCTCAACTGTTTCAAGGAAACAATAGTCTATTTGGAACTTTAGTAAGTAAACTTCAACCAGATGGGGGAATAGGTGAGTTAGGAAATGTATTATTCAGTGATAGTATAGCTAAGGCTTTAATTAATTTAGAGGCTAGAAATACTGCTCATATTTTCTCTAACTCTCATAGATCTGGAAGTAAGACTGTTTATTCTTATACTAATGATAAGTACATAATAGACAGATATACTAATTTAATGTCTGATCCTATACTGTTGACTAGATTAAGTAAGCTTTCCTTTAATAGTAAAGCATCTTGGTTACAACAACTACTCAAAACTAATGATTTAGGAGAGTATGTATATAATGAGGATGGATTAGCAGAGATTAATACAGAATCTTTATTCTTTAAGAATTTTGCTTATGATTATTTAGCTCTAGATTCTATTAAAGAACTTGGAACTAAAACCTATAGAGAGACTAGGAATTTAAATACTCTTTCTCCTGCTGAACATGAGATTGTTAAAATGACCATGTTTACCAATAATGGTTCTGTTACTAAAGATGGGACTAGGATTGGTAAGATGTTTTATCCTACAATGTCTGATAAAACTACTATGATATTGCTAACTGTTCCTTTAGTAAATATTTCTCTGAATGAAGATGGAGAAGTTTCTAGTAATACAGTAGATTTTATATATGATAATTTAGTTCAAGCAGAGATTGACAGGATCCTAAAATGGCAAACTATTACCAACAATGGAGAATCTCCTATTAATGTAGCTTCTTATAATGATGGGGCTAAGCTCTTTATGTTATTTCCTCAGTTGAATGAAATAGAGGAGTTATATACTTATATAGGAGATAAAAGAGTACTTAAGGATATCAATAGCAGTCCAGAATTAATCAATATTATTAAGGATACTTTACAATCTCTACTTGACAATAAAGTTGACCAGCAAGTTGCTGTTTGGAATAAACTAGGTGTAGGATTAAGTGATGATAGCTTTAATTTCATTGATAATAAATATTTAGGATATATTAGGAAGCAAATAGCTTCTAAAGATAAATCTTATATACAAAGATTTGCTGCCGCTGATTTTGCTATTAATTATATTATTAGTAATGCTAATGTAAGTCAGCTATTCACAGGAGACCCTGCTTTATATTATAAAAAAGAAAAATCTACTAAACCTACTGATTATGTAGGTATAGTTAGAGATACTTATATTAATATAGGTAAGAGGCTTGCTGGAGATATTGCTCCTGGTCAAGAGGCTGATTGGTCTGGTATTTCAGAGACATATAAATTAGCAGTGATTAATGATGCAGAATTAGCTTCATTGTCTAATGAATATTATAAGTCTATAGGTTTTAACTCTAAGACCTATGGTAGTATAACTGGTACAGATGCTCAAGAGCTAACTACTCTAAAAGAGCATCTAGATGTTATGTATGCTTTTGGTAAACTTCCAGAGAGCCAGTATAAAAATTTGTTAGATAAATATAGTAAAAAGGAAGAGTTCACTACTGATGAACTTGATGTAATATTACAGCCTATAAAACCTGTTTATGTACATAATAGAACCTTAGCTGAAAATGATGTAGATGTAAGAACCTATGTAAAAAGTTCATCATTTCCTTTGATTCCTCAATTAACTAAAGGATTACAAATAGATGCTCTTAGAGAAGCTATGGAGTCTCAGGGAGTAGATAGGGCTGCCTATATATCTGCTGTTAAGGTAGGTGCCCCTCTTAATAGACCTACTATTTGGGATAATAAAGGAGATATCATTCCTAAGTCTTTGGAGAATTTACAACCAATACTTCTAAACAGAGAAGGCTTTAAAATCCAGCAGGAAGTGCCTTATCATGAGGATAAGGATAGAATTAATGGTGGTACTCAAGAAAGAAAATTACTATTCTCTAACCTAAGAAATGTTAAAGGCTTTAAATATCATGGCAAGGAAATGTCAGGAGAGGAGTTAGAGAAAGAGTATATTAATCTTTATAAATCTATATGGGATAGACAACTGGATGATTTATTAAATAGTTTAGAATATAATAAAGAGACTAATACAATAAATCCTTATAGATTAGCTAAGATTCTACAAGAAGAGGCTATCCAACGTAATTATCCAATTAATGATAAGATAGGACTTACTATAGATGATAATGGAAACTTTAAATTCCCTCTATGGGCATTACCTTCAGCTAATAAATATGAAGCATTACTACTCTCTATAGTAGATAATAGAGTTCGTAAGATTAAAATTCCTGGAATGTCTTATGTCCTTGGAAGTGAGGAAGGATTTAAGATTAAATCAGAAGAGGAAGTTAATATTTCTGATAGAGTTAAGAATGATATAGTTTTCACTTCAAGCTGGACTGGAAAGTTATTACCTCAAGGACTAAATTCTGATGGTACTATAAGGAATACTCAGGTACTAGCTCCATGTAAATTTAGGGATAATAGGGGAAACCTTATTGATATTAGAAAATATGCTAAGAGAGGTGATGATGGATTCCTAAGACTTGATGAGAATAAACTTCCAAAAGAATATCTAAAGCTATTTGGATTTAGAATCCCAACTCAGGGACATGGCTCTATGGCAGGTATAGAAATAGTAGGATTCCTACCTGAAAATGTAGGAGATCTTATTATAGCTTCTAGAGACTTTACAATTCAGATGGGTAGTGATTTTGATGTAGATAAATTATATACTTATCAATATCAATTAGCACTAATAGATGGCAAATTTAAGAGACTAGATACTCTCTCTGAGCAAGAAGTAGAGAATATTGTTGCAAAAAGATATTCTGGTACTAAAGATGAAGCTGTAGATGAATTATTAAGTGCCATCTTTGGTGAAGACATCTCTGAGTTAGAGGCTCTAGACAAAGAGGAATTTAGAAACAGATTGCTAAATAGCAGAGATAAAGCTAAAGATTTTAATAATTTGTTAGATATACATCTCTCAGTTATGAGTAATCCTAGTCCTGAGGTGCAAAGTAAAATTGCTTCACCTGTATCTTTTGGAAAGCTTAAGGGAGAGGAAGGCAATTTAGCAAAAGAAATTGATACTTATAGAAATAATAGATTACTATCTGAAGAGGAATTCAATGGGTTAACTGCCGATTACCAAAGAACTAAATATATTAACGCTATAGCTGGTAAAGCTGGTGTAGCTACTTTCTCATCAGCGGCAATGTTTATTGCTAATGCTCAAGGGAAAGGGCTAAACTATGTAGAAAAAGTTAATGGTGATAATATCTTTAAGTTTGCAATGGGTAATCTAATAACTACTGGAGATTTATCAAGATCAGCTACACTATCAGGGAAGAGATTAGTCTCAAAAGTAATGGAGGCTTTTCAAAGTGCTGCTGTAGATAATGAGAAAGAACAGATTCTTTCAAAATTAAATATTAATGCACAAACATTCCCTTGTATCAAAGCAATGGTCACTCTAGGATTTGAAGAAGATTCAGTAGCTGCTATTATAGCCCAAGATATTGTTTTTGATTATGTTGATGCTTTAGTAGCTGCGCAATCATCATTGTCAGATTATAATCCTAATCTTGAAATTGAGGTATATAACAAGCTAGTTGATAAATATACTCAAGATTTAGGTCTAAGTCCTGAGGAACTATCTAAATCAATTGCAAGGTTATATGATTTATCTACTGATAAGTTAATAAATTATATTAAAGATGGAGCAAAACTTCCTGACTATGGTTTAGTACAAGTGGCTGTTCTGGATAATTTTCTCAAACTATCTAGTGTAGGTAGAACTATTAACAATCTTTCTAACCTTGTGAATGTAGAATCTGCTGGCTTAGGTACCTCTATTATAGGTACTATGAGTAAGGAGAGGAAGATTATGGAAATTAATGATATAGCTTATGCAGATACAGGAGTAGGTATTGAGAATGGCTATAGATTAATAGGAGAGTTTAATCCTGATTATAAAGATGGTTCTAATAATCCTATTATTCCTGAAACTATACAGGGAATAGCTATTGTAAATGCCCTTTTTACAGCTAATAAGTTATTTAGTGGAATAAAAGGGAAGCCCTTATTTCCTTATAATTCTCTTAGCTTTAGAAATGCTAATGATATATTATTAGAAATTATGAATAGAAACAACCTTTCTGCATCAGCAGAAGCAGAGTTGGGCCAACAATTCTTTGATGGAATGAAGTCTTATATCTTTACTAAACCAGAATTGTTTGGTATAATGAATTCTTCAGAAATGAGGAAGCAACTATTCTTAGATTCTAACACTAATATATCTACAGCTTCTTATGTATCGGCATTACAAAAAACTCCATATGGCAAAACTAATCCTTTCTTGGGAAGACTTGCTGCTAATGTTCAAAAGAATGGCACCCCTTCCTTAATTAAGTATAATGCTGCCTCTGGGGTAAATCTTGATGAAAGTGATATTTATCAAGGATTTGTTGAAATGTTGTTAGATAATAGAGACATTGAGACGGAGATTAACGGTAAAATTCATAACATCAATACTAGACAATTAGCTATAGATCTAATTTATTATTCATATCTTTCCGGAGGTATTCAACAAGCAATAGAGTTTGTTAAATATATTCCAGTGGATTTGTTAGAAAAGCTTGGATTTAGCAAAAAATTGTTAGATTTAGATTTTAATAACACTGAGACTCTTGATGTCTATACATTGGAAACTGATGCGACAGGATTTGTGCAACAATGGATGCAACATAATCCAGGAAGAGCTCCTATTAAATTAGTAGGAGATGCTAGTATAGAGACTGCCGGAGACAATGATATAGAGGTATTAACAACTGGTATTCTTGAATCTAACAAAGGTCCTAGAACTATTATAGAGTCCTTTAAGCCTAAGACCATTGATATAGCTAATCCCTCTAGATTAGTTAAAGGGGTTGACTTTGGAGGAGAAATATTATTTCATCCTTATGTTAGTGCTTATGTAGGAGGAGGTAGATTTGTATTATATAAGTATACTGGTTCTACTTATAATAGAATTCCAACATTAGGTACGTTTGGTATGAGTGAATATCAATCAGATATTACTCCAAATACTACGGCTGAATCTATTCTTGAATCTAATAATACTGAAAGTAATTTAGCAATTAATACTAAAGAAGCTAATGATACTAATACTATCCCTGTGATACCAGCTATTCCTAATGAACAAGTTAGAAACTATGTAGCTAAGTATCATTTAGATAGTAATAGTTCTGTCGAAGTGTTAAGAGAGATTTACAGAAATGCTGAGAATCCTACTATACAAACTATCACTAAGTCATTAGGTAAAACTGCTACTGCGTTAAATGTGGATCCTAAATTTGAATTTACGAAGAGTATCTCTACTACAGGAAGATATAATGTAAATACCAATAGTATCCTGCTTAGGGTTAATCCTCCAGAAGGATGGAGCTTAGATAGGCATATTCAAGAGACTATGATTCATGAAATGACTCATGTATTATTGAATCAGGTAGTTTCTGATTATAGTAAGGGTAATTTTGATAAACTAACTGTTAATCAGAAAAGATCTATAGAGCTTCTTGATTCTGTTAGAACTATGCTTAAGGCCAGAGTTAAACAAGAAAATATCTCTAATAATGAAGTTACTAAAGCTGTAGAGAATTTACAGGAATTTGTTGCTTCATCCTTAAGTTCCAGAGCCTTCAGAGAATTTGTATCTGAACAGACTAATGCTAGAGGTCAATCTATATGGAATAGAATAGTAGAACTACTTACTAAGTTGTGTACTGAATTAGGTATTTTTGATAATATTAATCAGACTGAGATTACTGCATTAATGGATACTGTTATCCTTAACTTAATAGAGTCTCAGGTTCCTAATAAAGTACCTGCAGTAAAGACCACTACTAAATCTTCTAGAAAAGTAGATGCTATGAGTAATGAATATAAGGATCTAATTGCTAATCTAGATCTAGCTAAAGAGGCTGGAAATACTGTTACATTATTTAGTGCAACTCAAGATTTCAATGTCTCTAAGGAAGAATTAGCACAAGCATCAGAAAGAACTAAACAATGTTAATATGGCAAATTGTCCTAACAAAAACTCTCAGGATTGGAAAAATCTAGTAGATAAATATGGTGAGACATTAGCTTTCACAGTTTTTTTAAGAGCAGGGGAGAAAATCCCCTCTCTTAAAGAAGCTGAGGAACTACTAAAAAAAGAACCTATTAAGCCTGAGAATATTTCAGAAAGTATTATAACTTTATATCAAGCTAGTGATGCTGATGAAACCAATGAAGTTATAGAAGAAGCTTTGGAAGATCTTACTAATGATAGATTTCTAATAGTAAGAAAAGCTCAGAAGTTTCAATTAGATGATTATAATAGACAATTAGGTAGACTTAGAGATGCTAGGAAAGTAGCTTCTTCTGAAGATAAGAAAAAATCTATTAATAAGCAGATTCTTGATCTTACTCAGAGAATTACATCACTGGAAGAAGATATGGAATTAGCTAAAGCTATTAAGAGAATAGAGGATCTTAAATATTTTGGAGATAAGGCTATTGAAAGAGTTCGGGAATTATCACAAAAAGCTGAGTTATCTATTGGTGAAATAGAAGAAGCTAATAGGTTAATAGAGTTATGGCAAGCTATTGGAGATTTTTCAAATGATATTGGAGATGATAATCATCCAATTTTTACTGAACAAGAGCTTAAATCTGAGAGACTTAAACATGGTTGGACCGATGATGATGGAACTAAACATAATGGGTTCTCTTATTATAAGGAACAAATGGATTCTCTTTCTAGGCCAATTAATAAAAGAGCCGCTGAATATGTCTTAGACTTTGTTAGATCTACATTAAATCATCCTTATTTTACTAAGGAAGACATTTTCAAAGCTATCTCTGATGTAAGTTGGTTAAGATCTAGAACCTTAGATTTATCTAGAGTACCTGATGCTATGGTTCAGGCTATTTCTAAGGCTATGTTTAAAGCTAACAATGCTGCTAGGCGAGAAGCTGATGAAAAGATTGAGCAATGGGAAAAATTATGGAAGGCTGCCTACCCTTTTATAAAGAATAATCCAGATATTTTTGTACAACTTAGAAGAGATGGTTCCAAGACTGGTAATTTGGTATATAGATTTTCCCAGGATTTCTTTGATGAAGAGAAGATACTACGAGAAAAAGCTAGAAATTCCAAGAATAAAAAGGATTGGGATAATTATCAGAAATGGCTAAAGGATAATACAATTTTCTTTGATGTTAGAATTCTATTCAATGAAGATGGGTCTATTAAAAATACTCCTGAAGCTGAAGCTCATAAAAAAGAATTATTAGACATCTTAGGAGAAAAAGGATACCAATATTATCTTAATCATCAGACAAAATTGTTGTCTGAGTATAATGAACTAAAAGAGGCTAAAAAAGATTCATTAGATGATGGAACTTTAAGTTTGGAGGAACAGGAGTTTCAACTCAGTGCTTGGGAAAAGGAGAATTCTCCATTTATTAATCTGGATAGAGTCTTAGATGGTACAGAAGTTAAAGTAGGTAACACCTTAGTTAGACGTGGAAGAAGAAATTTTAATGTTAGTGTTCCTAGAAAAGTAAGACTTTCAGATGGTAAGCAAACAGGATTTTATGATCCTAAGTTTCAACAGATTGAAAACAATGCCCCTGTTTATGAATTATACACTTACTTATTAGATACTTTAAGAGAACTTAGATTTGTGGTTCCAGAGTCTCAAAGAAGGAATATGCAGATTAATAGTCTACCAACTGTTAAAGAATCTTTAATTGCCCAGTTTTTTAAAGGACCTTTAAAGTTAGGAGCTGCCCCTATTATAGATAAATTATCAGAGTATGTTAGAAGCAAAGATGCACCTCCAATAGAAACTGATGAACAAAGTCTTAGTACTGGTAGATTTAGAAGAAGGAGCTCTACTTCTTTTGTAATTAATAATGAAGAAGAGATACGGAAATATATAGCTGAGAAAACTATAGGATTTGTTAATGATAATAATAAACAACCTGATAGAGAAACTATTACAAAGTGGAGACAAGAGGCTGAGAATAAATTGGCTCAGGAGAAGTCTTTTGATTTAGACAATGTGATGAGGTTATATATTGTACAGGCTCTTGCTTATAAACATAAGTCTGCTACTGAAGATATACTTAATTTAGCTCAAGAATCCTTTGGGTCTAGGAAAAGAATTTTAACTAATCTAGCAGGTAAGGAAATAAAGGATCAGTATGGTAATCCTCAAACTGTACAGGGAGGTCTTAAACATATTTCTGAACTTATGGATTATACTACAGATATTTTCTATGGTAAGCCTAGAAGAGCCGTTGAGGGTAAAGTAGTTAAGGTATATACTCCTTCTGAAAAAAAGAGACGTGCAGAGTTAGAAGATTTAATTCAAAAGAATCAAGATAATTTTGACAATAAGAGTATAGATGAGACTGAATTTTTATCTAATAAAGAAAGATTAGAGAGGCAGCTTGAAGAGTTGGGTGGCTATGTTACTGCTACTAGTATAGCTGATAGTGCATTGAAGTGGACTCAACTACTTGGTATGGGATTTAATGTTATAGCTGGTGGAGTTAACTTATTAACTGGTCTGTATGAAAATTCCTCTAGAGCTGCTGATGGTAGACTTTTTAATGGTAAGCAATTAAGGTCTAGTTATTGGCAGGTTCTACAAACTATTTTAGGACATCATTTAGACACTAAAATAGCATCTAAGATTAGAGCTATTGATAAAGTATTTGATGTTACTAAACAGGCTATAAATGAGCTTTATAAGAGTGATTCTTTTAGAAAGAAATTTAAATTTATAGATCCTTATATCATCTCTGAGAGAACAGAGTTTATTAACCAGATGCCTATTATATTAGCTTGGATGAAGAATAAAAAGGTTACTGGGCCTAATGGTAAAGAAGCTTCTTTATTTGATGCTTTAGGGCAAGATGGAAAGATTAAGGATGGTTATATATTAGATTCCACTAAATCTAATAAGGAGGCACTATTAGATATTGAAGTTACTATCAATCAAATTATTAAGGAGACTCATGGTAACTATGACACTAATTCTCCAATATTAGCTAAAAAGACTGTAACAGGTAGGGCTTTGCTTCAGTTTAGGAGTTGGATGCCTGAAATGTTTGAGCGTAGGTTTGGTAAAGAGTTGGATAATTGGCAGATAGGTATTAAGGAGAAAGGAAGATATATCTCTATAGTAGATATGCTTAAGGCTAAGGATGCTAATGGAGACTCTTATGGAGCATTAAATATGCTTATGTGGACAACTAAGCAATTGCTGAGAAAATCTTTCTTTATGTCTACTAGATTTAATGATAGACTTAATGAAGTAGATGCAGCAAATATGAGGGCCAATCTTTTTGAGGCTCAAGTATTAATTGGTTTAACTATTTTATTATTAAGTCTTAAAGGATTAGTTCCAGATGATGATGATAAGAAAAAATATTTCTATGCTCTTATAAATTTAGGTAATAGATTTAGATCAGATATATTGCTGTACACTAATCCAGTAGAATTTGATAATATCAGTAAAAATATTTTACCAATATCTAATATTATTTCTTCTGTTAGAAGATGGTCTTTAGCTGTCCAAGATGCAGTAGTTGATTGGGATGAGGAACATTGGCATAAAGTTTTAATGCAAACATTAAGAAGTACTCCAGGATTTAGTCAAGCTTTGAGGACATATAGATATGGAGACAAAGTTCTAAGTCAATGGTAATTTCCGTGGGCTAAATTTTTTAGTGAGCGGAAATAAAAATAAACCCCTTATAGCACAAAGTGCCATAGGGGGTTTGTTGTTTATATACTAAGGATTACTTAACAGAACGGTAATTCTTTCAGAATTTCCCTTAGTACTCTCTTTTGTAACAAAATATCCTATAGTATTTATTAAAGGATTTAGTCCTGGAATAGCTACATAAGAAATCTTAACCTCATTAGTCTCTGGAGATATGGGAGTCTCTATCTTTTGAACTGTCCATATCTGATGAGTTCTTACAAATCCAGAGATTTGAGGGAGATTCATAGGATTAAAAAGGCATCCTTGATAAGGAGCCTCAGGAAAATAGGCGTTTACGAGGGGTTGAAAGGTGGCGAAAAATTCTTCCTCGTCTAAATATTTCATAACTCATATAATCATGAAAGTACTGAGGTTCCCAGCATCTTGCTTTCTTATAAACCTCATTTGGAATAGGATGTTTCTCCAAACATAAATGATATATAGCTCTAGTGATAGGAAGACACTGGGCTAATTCTTCTGCTGTCATTTCCCACATAATGTAAATATTTAGTAATTTGGTATAGAAATGGCTCCGTCTAGTAGATGATTTTTTTCCATTTCTTCTACTAATAGTTTCATAAGTTCTCTCATTTGTGGATGAGCTGCTGGGGCCAGTCTTAGCTTTAAAAGTTGAGCCCAATCACATGCAAATCCAGTCATAATAAGCTCAGTCTTAAGAGCATTAGGCAATACAGCTCTAGCCTGTTGAGGAAGCCATCCTGCTTCAAGAAGATGAAAATAACATTCCTCAGAGAATCTACAATTATCTATAAATATTTGAGATATATCATCAGTATTGGGATCTCTTACAAGTTTAGGATAGACTCTACTCCCGTAATCTCCCTCTAAAGCATCTACCCAAGGAGGAGTAATAAATGTAATTTCGTTATTAAACTTATTCTTACTATAATTACAGAATCTAGTACTTTCTTGTGTAAAACTAAATACTCTGTGTCTTACTAGTTCATGGCTAATTCCTCTATCACAAGTGAACCTAAATGTAAATCTTTGATAGCTACTTTCTGGAATTACATCAGTCATGAACTTTATATCATCCATCCTTTCTAGATTTAAGAGTACCCTATAATTCGTATATACTCTAGCTATTGGTCCAAAGTTACCATCCGGTGTTTTACCATAGCCAATAAATCCTCTAGAATAGGGATTACCACCATAGTCCTGATACCAACTGAGATTAGTGTTACTCTCTTTGGCAGTGTATAGTAATTGTACACTTCCATGTTCCAGAACTGAGGTATGTCCAGATTTTATTAGGTTATTAACAAACTTTTCTGAACTATTCTCCGTAATTGCAGATTCTGATTTATAGCAAACTCTGCCACATAGTTCTATGTGTTTAAGTAACCCCTCTAGACCAGGCTCTTGTTTAATATACTCAACTGAGGGTTTTATTAATCTCATATTTATTCTTTTGTAGGTGACTCAGAGGTTGCATCTACATCTTCCTCTTTAGATATAGTTAATCCATAAAATAATGAGAACCAAGAGTATAATTGTTTAGCATAATGCATTGAGCATCTTTGATGTTTTTTTATGAACTTAATAGCCCATTCTTTAAATGCTTCATCTTCCTTAGGAGTAAATGAATAATACCTAAACCACTCTATTCCATTGATTCTTGGATTGTTAAAAACAAAATTATAATCTACTCCATACTTTTCTAGCATCTTGTTAACTAAAGCTTCTACTAAATCAGTTCTCTTCATTCTTAGTTTTATTAGTGTATCCTATAATTTTTTTCCTAGGTCTGGTAACTTTGCTGTGGAGATCTATGTCTTTAATAAAATCAGTGGTATAAGAATGCTTAAATATTCTAATACCAAATAAGTACAGGGATTTCTCTTCTTTGTGAAGAAAAGACTCCCCTGTACTTTCCAGCCAAGCTTTATAAGTTTTAACTATCATACATAGAAATTCCTTCTACTCCGTATGATTCTATATATCTATCAATCCGTTCTAAATCTTCTGTAGATTCTGACATAATGTTAAGCACTTGTTAAATAGTTCTACCAAAGTAGAATCGTTATCAATAGTTTGAAAGAATTTGGGATATTTATTTAAGGCTGTTTCTGACTCATGTAAGTCTCTATCATATACTCCTCTCTCTACTCTGAGAACTACCCCTCCTAAATTAATAATAGCATTGGCTTCGTTTTGAAACCTTACATCAGATATTATCCATTTCTGCTTAGTGTCGTAATCAGCTAGAGTAGAGTTTACCCAAAAGTCCTTGTGAAACTGATTTCTAAAAAGGTCTGTACCTACTATCTGAAGGATTTCTCTCCAGGTATAATTACCATATTGACAGGGTATATGAGAATCTTTAAATTCTTCTTTTTCAAAATGCTTTGGGTCTACACTGAATAATACCCCTACGGCAGCTTTAAGTTTTTGTGCAAAAGATTTAATTTGCCATAGGTCATTGGGATCTACATTTGAAAGATGCCCCTCTTTAATAGAAGAATTCCAATAGTCCCACATCTCATAAGTAAGATCACAAAAATGACCCCTATTAGATAAGATATACTGTAACATGGAGGCTACAGTATTTTTACCAGACTGTTTATGACCAGATATTCCTATAATCATAAGCGTGTTGTTTATTTTCTATTATACTTATATTTTAATGAATCCAGCATTTTCCTATGTTAACATCAGCCTCTAACCTAATTATCTTGCAAAATATATCACCAGCTGATTTCATACATCTAACTAATTCTTTAGAGATAGTATCAGCTAACTCTTCTGGACATTCCACATTTATTTCATCGTGTACTGGAATGGTATATTTTACTTTGAATAATAAGTTATTATCTAATAAATAGTTATAGAATTTAATAGAAGCAAATTTAAAACATAAAGCTCCACAACCTTGAATCCTGTAATTAATACTTTGTTTCTCAGAATCAGCTTTTCTTCTAAAGAAATGCCTAACCAATTCCACTCTCTCTGAACTTACTCCTAGGGCCTTATCAGCTCTATAAGCATCCCAAAATCCTGGAGAGTTCATTTCCTCTTTATGCTGCTGGAGCTTATCAAAATCATAGATATAGGCCTTATGTCCAGTTATAGGGCTAAGCAGAATAAAGCCTTTTTGCATTACATCTCTTCTGCAAAAATCTTGATATCTTTTTAGACCTTTAAAACCCTGCATATAAGCATCATAGATAGAATTTCCTTCCTCTGGTGGTAAACTCAAATTTTGACTAATTGTAAGTCCATTGCCACCATAGTTAATAGCAAATTCTACCTTTTTGCCTAGATCTCTAGTATGAGGATCTTTTTCTTTAACTTCCTCTAAAGGAATATTAGCTAGCTTTTGTGGAAAAGCCATTTTAGCAGCTAAAGAGTGAATGTCTCCTTTACCTTCTTGAAAGAATTTAATTAGGGCTGGATCTTCAGATATATTGGTAATAATTACACTTTCTTGGCTACAATAATCAGCAGAGATCCAAACATTACCTTCTTCTGGAATAAAACTAGATCTTGTCTCAGGATTTTTAGGTAAATTTTGTAAATTTAGTAGTTTACGTCCACTATCTTTATCTACTCCTCCTCCACAAGATAATCTTCCAGTATCCATTAGTTGATTAAATACTGTATGAATCCTGTGAGAGACTGGATTAATTGCATCTAAGAATGTTTGCCCATAAGTATCTACAATCTTTGCATACTCCTTATACTTAAGATATAAGGTAGCTACTGGGGATAAATGTGACTGAGGCTTAATAACCTTAGCATCTACAGAATCTTTAAGACGACCTGTTTGCTTGTCTTTGACTTTAAGATCAAATCCTAAAGACTTAAAGAATGGAACTACTTGTTTAGAGGATGCCCAATTAATTTTGCAGGTAGGCTCTCCTGATACGGAGGCAAATAAATCTCCTTGCACAATCTTATTAACAAATTGCTCTGGACCATTATCTACTACCCACTTAGATAAGGAGTATTCAGCTTCCTGTAAATTGGCAAGATCCCTATGCATTTTATTTCTCCATGCTTGAGAATCTAACTTGACTCCGCAATATTCTATATAAGCTAAGACTATTACGAATTTGTTTTCTACCTCTACAGCTGTTTCTAATCCATTCTTTTTTAGTTCCAGGAGTTGTGCTTCTCTCAGTGGAAGAAGATACTTAACATCATTACAACCATATGTGATAACCCTATCAGAGAGTCCTTCTTTATGTATAAGACCTCTAATAGATTTATCTAGCTTAACATTTAAATATCTTTCACAACAAGCATCTAATGCCATACTATGGATACCTGGAGGATATCCAAGCCATAAAAGCTTCTCAGCTAGGAAAGGATCATATACATTAGTTATAACTATGTTCTGGTGTAGAAAAAACCTCAAGTCAAACTTTGCATTATGAAGTAGAAATAATCTTTCAGTATCTTCCAGTAGATCCTTAAATAATTTTAGATCAACTGTATAATCAATAGCAAATTGATTATGACTATCTCCAAGCTGACATAGTAGAATCCTCTTTGTGTATGGATCAAATCCCTCAGTTTCAGTATCTAAACCAATAATCTTCTTATCCTCAAAGTACCTTAAGCAAAATTTAGGATCTACTATTATAAATTGTTCAGCTTCTCTAAATAGAGGAGTCTGATTTGTTACTAGAAATCTCATCTACCTTGGTGATAATTAAATATCCCACCTCAGTAGAGTAGTCTACAGCAATAATTCTACCTAAGTTTATTGCTGTTTTTGTATGTTGTATTTTTGCTGTTAATTCTTCACCAACTGTTATTGTAGAAGTATGCTCAGAGCCAACAAAGGTAATAGTTAGTAATCCAAAAGCATCATAATTTGTCCTAACATTTTGATCCTGGTTAAGTACTCTGAATACTCTACATGAGGCTGTTTCACTTAAAGAAGTTAAAGGTTTAATTTCCTTTCCTCCTCTTAATACATAAATCATATTAAAGCCTCTTGGTCCAAATTAATTTTTTTGAAAAATCAAGCATCCATTTATTATCATGTAAGAATGGATTTCCTAAAATTCCTATAATTTCAATTCCAGCTTTACTACCAACTAGGTCTAAAGCATTATCTATAGGCATGACTTCCACATTTACATTAAAGTCATACCCTTCAAATTCAACTTCAAGATCTGCTCCCTGAGAGGTATTAATATCACCTCCAGCTCCTGTTACATTAGAGCCCTCTATCTCATATAGAAACCCTTCTGGTAAATCATTAGCAAAAGAAGTCCTTATCAAATTTAGATCTGCTCCAGTATCAATAATAAAGTGGTAAGTTTTGCCAAAAATAGTCAATGGAACTATAGGCATTTTGGCTTTGTCATATAGCTCCTTAAATGAGGTACACTCAAAAGACTGAGTGTGGATTCTACTGATAAGATCTCTAATCATAAAAGAGTAGAGAACTATTAATACCAATAGAATGAAGATGATACCAATCATATTTAGTCTTTATATCCATTAGTGGATCCAAATCCACCTCTATTCTTAGAGCCTAATTTAGACTTAACAAGAATAATCCTATTAGAGAATAACCATCTAAGTTTAGTTAGAATTGTAGCTTTTTGAGAAGGCTGAATTCTAAATTGGCAAATAGCTTCTCCTCTTTTGATACTTGAGACTCTTGTTACAAGAGCCTGAAAAGCCCAATAGTCTTCATTTCCTCTATAAGAATTGTCAATTACTCCTATACTATTAACTAAGAGTAATCCTTTCTTATTAAATAGGCTACTTCTTGGTGCTACTAAGGCCTCAAATCCTTTTGGAAGGGCCATAGCAACTCCAAGGTCAATCTTAACAGATCGAAAAGATATTGTATTAGTTATTGGATCTATCATGGTAGAAGGCAATAACTCTATGTCTTCTGCTGCATATAAGTCAATCCAGTCTCCTTTTTCTTTAATAACTGGAAAGTACTTATCATCTTTTACCTGTACTAAAATTTTCATTGCTTAGCTAATAACATGCATGCTGAATAAGAACAATTAGAGCATCTTATACAACCTCCCTCTCTAATTAGTGGCTTACCACAATCAGGGCAAACTTCTTCAGTGGAGATTTCCTCTTTGGTATACTTACCCAGAACTCTACAAATTGCTGAAGTAAAGGAAACAATATTATCATCAACTTTACGTGCAGTTTTGATAATATATGGAATCTTAACTCCATGTCTTAGAAGCATAGAGAGATATAATGTACATGCCCTTTCTTCAAAATTATTAGACATTAATCTAATATTCTCAATTACCTCTCCATCTGTACCTTCCCATTTATACACATGTTTCTTTATCTTTGTAATAGTTCCTTGCTGGGTAGGACTGGACTGTTCAGTCTCAGAGGCAAATATTTCATAAGGTTTATTATCTAAGAGTCCTACAATTACTTTAAATAATTTTCCCTTATTCTTAATTACTCTAGCTTCTGCCTTAAGTACCTTTGGTCTCTTAGGAGCTGAATACTGAGGGAACTCCTCTTTTTTAGGTTTAATAGAATTAAGAATTCCTTGCCTACACCCATCTCTATAAACAGTAACTCCTTTTAGATTATTGGAATAGGCTAGCTTATAGATATCTGAGACTGTTTGAACTGTTGTTTCTTTAGCTAGATTTATTGTAGAGCTAATAGAATGAGTAGTATATTTTTGAGCAATAGCTTGAATTTTTACTCTCTCAGGAACTGGAAGGTCTGCTGCACTTGCTTGATAATAAGGAGATTCTTTAAAGTATTTATCAATTACTTTAAAATCATTGTTATCAACTGCTTGTATTTCTTCTGGAGTACAATGATCTTTAATCCAAAATTTTAATTTAGGATGTACAACAAGATAATTAATAAATCCATCTCCATTACTATCAGTAAAGTCTCTAGGTTCCCCTTCAAGAACTTTTCTGCTTCTAGTATAGTAAGGAAGAAATAATGGTTCTATGCCCGAGGTAGTGCCAGCCAAAATGCTAACGCTACCAGTAGGAGCAACAGTACTCCACGAAATATTTCTATGTCCATATTTATAAATCCTTAAGAGGCTATCTAATTTTTCATTAGATTCTTCTAGAGTTTTAGGATAAGCTCTTTCACAAAGGAATTGATAGAAATCATTATTTCCTTTTAATTGAAAATTTTGGTCTAGACTAAATTCCTTACTTCTATCCCATCCATCAAAGGTTCCTCTGATAACAGCCATATCTCCTTGAGCTTTAAGCTCTGCATCTAGTTTACTAGAAAATATAGATTCCTCTAGTGTATTAGCCTCTGGTGAACCATATTTATATCCACAATAAGCTATGGCATCAGCTAAGGCAGTAATTCCTATACCACATCTTCTTCCCTTTAATCCATTCTCCTTAAGCTTCTGCCACATTTCTAGCTCATCTGCATCCAAAGGATTGTGCTCAGACTGTATTTTATTGATAATAGAGTCCAAGGCATCTACTTCAAGGTCTACTAAATCATCAGCTAATAAAGAAACTAAATATGCATTCTTTTTAAATTTATTGAAATCAAATCCGTAAAGTATACCATCTTTATTTCTTTCTCTCTGTATATAAGAAAATAAATTATGATGAAGTAATCTGCAGCTATCATAGGGCTGCATAAATATTTCCCCGCATGGATTTGTAGTCACACCTCTATATTGGTCATATACTCCATCTGGAGAGTAATTAATATGAATATCATCAAACATTACTCCTGGTTCAGCTCTATTCCAGGCACAATGAACTAATGTATCCCATATTTCCTTGGCATTGACTTTTTTTACATAGATAGTTTGTCCCTTCTTGTGAATAGGTATTAAAGTATTCACAGGTAATTGCAAAAGACCTAGTTTTTCTACTTCTTTTCTATATTCAATACCATTCTTAATAGAATCAAAAGGAAATGTATAATCAACAGGGTATCTTAGGAAATAAGTATTTTCAGGAACCTTCTTATTATCCTCAATAACTTCTCTTTCCAAAGCTAGCATAAAATCATTGCTAACTTTTACTGAGATATTTGCACCAGTTATTTTTGATTCATTTTGTTTAGCATTAATAAATTCCAAAATATCTGGATGCTTAACACTAAGTGTTATCATTAAGGCTCCTCTTCTACCCTCTTGAGCAATTTCTCTAGTGATTTCACTATCCACATTCATAAAAGAGACAGCTCCAGTAGAAGTTCTCGCAGCATTTTTAACTGCTGCAGAACGCGGTCTTAATTTGGATAGATCCTTCCCTACTCCACCACGTCTCTTCATCAGATTAGATTGTTCAGCTCTTTTTAGATTGATACCATTAATAGAATCCTCCGGCTGACCTATTACAAAACAATTACTAATTGAACTGTAGTTTTTAATACCAAGAGAGGCCATCATAGATCCTCCAAGGATTACATAATTAAATCCTTTTAATAGATCCATAATTTCTTGACAGAGATCTTTAAACTGTAGATTTCTGCTATAATAATCTAGACCTTCCTTAGAGACTCTTTTCTTGAGCCAAGGACGGTACATTAGTTTCTTCCTAGCCTTTTTATAGTACTCAAACTCCTTCCTAGCTAATGCTAATGTTAGTCTAGTAAACATCTGACGTGGATCTTGCTCCCCTTCTGCCGCATATTTATTAAGCCATACTTCAGCTGCCAATCTATCAGAAAATAAAGGTGCTATCCTATCAAGCACTTCTTCCTTGTGTAACACTTCTTTCATAAAACCTCATTTAAATCTACATACCTTTCTCCTTGACACATATAAGTCTCATAGCTATAATCAAACTTATGAGTTTTTTCATGCCAACTAGCTTCCATTAGTAATCTTTTCCAAGATTTAATTTTTTTCTTGGCCAATATTTCTTCAAGATTATCAGTCTTAAGGATCCATACTATTGGACTTTTCTTATACCTATTAATAACTATAAATCTAAAAGGTAATATTTTAAAATCCCTATAGTAATCATCCTTTGTTGTTGCCTGAGAAAGCATATACATATACATGTCAGCTTGAATATAATAATTCCAACTGACTATGGATTGAGGAAATATCTCCTCGTCTTTACCAGTAGTTTTAAGATCAATAGGAACTATAACTTTATTCTTATGGTCCACAATGATCTTATCAAATATTCCTCTAATCTTCATACCATCATATTCACCGGTAAATGGAACTTGATAGAAATGATCTACATCAGTTTGAAATGGATTTTCCTTAAAATACTTAGAGGTAAATGGAGAATCTTTTAAAGTTCTTACGCAAGATTCTGCAGCATCAAATTCAGATTGACTGACTAAAGTTTTATTCTTACTTAGAAACAATAGACTAAAATATCCACTTCCAGCCTTTATTAATTCCCTAAGTCTAGCTTCTATGCCCCAGTTAGTTCTGTAGTTTTCCTGGTCCATAATCTTTAAGGCTAATGCTGCATCTATATCTTTAAGCTCACAAGTGCTCTTATCACATTTATCCCAAATGAGATCTAAAATTTTAATAACAGCAAAAGAAGGCTTTTCATAATCAGATATTACAAATTTATCTTTAAGCTCCTCAGGACATGTAAGTAGACAGTCTACTAAAGATCCAAATCTTAAGCTGTCTGAGTCAGCTTTTTCTTCAGAGATTAAGCTCTTTGGGCCTTCTCTCCATAGTCTTGCAAGTCTTGAGTAGGAATAAATAAGATTATTATCAGATCTCTCCTCCCATTCTTTGCAGCTTAGATCAAGAATACTCTTCATCTTCATATGTTAAATCATCCATTGAGGTTTGTTCACTATCGTCAACTTCGGTGTCTATATCTAAAAGCTGACAATAGCTCTTTACATATCCCTCAAACTCTACTAACAACTTATATCTTTCAGTAAGTTCTTTTTGTTTAGATTTTTCTCTAATACATTCTGATCTTACTAGAGAATATAAGTCTTCAAATCTTCTTGAATCTATCAAGGATTTGGATAATACCAGGTCTTTATTTTGAAAGACTTTTGTACTATAGGTTCTAAAGACTTTTACATAATCCATTAAGGTAAAGTTTTAATAATCTCTATGGCCTGTATTAGTTCTTTGGTACTATGAATCTCCATAAAAACTACTGGCTGTTGAATATTGTACAGACCTTTTCCTAAATTGGTTAGAAAGATTTTTCTTTTAAAAGGATAAGTATCATTTGGGTAACCCTTGACTTCAATTATGATGTGATAACCATTAAAGTCAAAAGTAAAGTCTGGTGTATATACAGACTTTCTCAGTGTCTTATCAAATCTTTCTAGGGTTTTGCTTTTGACATCTCCTATAAATACCAATAAACTGCTATCTCTTAGTTTATAAGTATTAAATAATACAAATGATTCCTCTTCATATTTAGGACTAAATCCAGACTCTATAAGTCTTTTATAGCATAAGGCCTCACTTCTACTTTTAAACTTTATAGAATCTAATTGATTAGGAGTAGCATTGATAATTTTTTTATTAGCTCTCATTAGAATTCTATAGTTAATCCATTGTTTTTACTGAGAATCTCATTTGTTTTTAGGAATCCATCACATTCAAACTCTGAATTAGTTCTAGCAAAATAGGCAGGATGTTTATAGCACAAAACATAATTAGTATTATGATTTATGAAAGGCTCAAATAATTTAGCATATGACCCTATTAATAAGTAAATAATGCCAGAGGCATCTCTACTTAATTTGACTAGCATATCCTTAATGAAAGGAAACCACAGATTACTATGACTAGTAGGAGTATTAGCTACTACAGTTAATGCTGAGTTAAGTAATAGAATTCCTTGATGAGCCCATTTTTTCATAGTTATGTCAAAATAAAATTTCTCAGGCTCGGTTAGATAGAAATCTTTATAGATTCTATCTATTACTAACTTTAATGAGGGACTCAATTCCTTAGTTCCTATTGGATTAGCAAATAACAATCCAGTGGCATAACCTGGTTGTGGATAAGGGTCCTGCCCTAACATAACTACTCTTAGATCTTTGTAAGCACATTCTTTAAAAGCATTAAAAACATTTTCTTGAGTAGGAAATATAGGAATATTATTCTTATACTCCCTCTCAAGAAAATGTAAAATTTTATTAGTTATAGGACTATCTAAAATTTGATTCCATCCATTTTTACACATTAATAATTAGATTAGTACCATAAGTTATCTTAGGATCAAGTTGAAGATTATAATGGCCATATCCATCACTATATTTTCTATAAGATAACTCAAAAAATTCTCTTCTAGCTTTATAATACTTTATCAGCTCAGCAGCTAATTCACTAGAATAGATTGAAGACAACATATCTTCTAGACTTCTTGGAAATACATTGTTGAGGATATCATTAGTATGTTTCTGTGCATATTTAAGAAATGCTGCACAGATAAATAACCAATTTATTACCTTTTCTGAATTAAAGGTAGGCTCATGAAGTCTAAACTCCACAGTTTTTCCCGTCTTTTTAAAGCATAGATTTATAAGATTAACCCACAAGTATCTGTGCCCCATGTTCCATTTAGCCCTATTCTCATTGTCTTGAGGATGATTTTTATATAAGTCACTTCGATATCTGGTATTTCCTCCAGAAAGAAAATAATAAAGATCATCAAAGGAATTAAACTTCCCTGGAAGTGGATTACAAAAATCCTTAGCTTTTGTTTTGAAAGAAGATGTACACATACATTGACGACAAAACATTCTACTAACTTGCTCCTCTAGACGTAGGCATAGATTATAAAGAGCAAAGATTTCTGCTTCTTTTATTGGGAATCCTCCTATATGAACATGCATGGAGCAATCCTTATCAAAAAAACAGTTTTCTCTTAATAATTTTAACTGAGCGAGCAACAGCTTGAAATCATTCTCAGTCCCATTTAATGGAATAGTAGCATATTCATGTCCTTTGATAGAACCATCTCTTAGAGGCATTAATCCATATCTATGGCAGTCAGCTTCTGAAATATTACCAGCAGAAGTTTCAAATTCTATACCGAAGGTAAGATCTCCCCACTCCTTTAGGTAATTAGGATGAATTGTAGAAGTAACATTATCAATTACCTTCCTATGATTATCCTTGAGGAAAATAGGCATTAATTCATGGCTACTATAATGCTCTCCAAATGAATAACAGTTAACTTTGCGGCCTATACAGCTACCTAACCATTTCTCCATATCAGAATTAGCTGCTTCTACCACTTCATCACACCCGAGAGTTTTATTAAAGACTCTTGGAATCTTGTTCAAGACTTCTTCATTAATAACAGCTTCTCCTGATCCATTAGCTTTTTTAAGAAAGACTATGCCATTTACATCACTCTGAAAATATGATCTTATACAACCACCCTTTGGGGTATAATCTACTATACCTTTAATTGTGTTTCTATTCTTCTTAACATATTTACCAGTCTTATAATCTTGATAAATAAGTGGAGAGGATACAGGATACCAAAATTCTCCTAGTTTGACAGCCTCGATCTCTTTAATATACCAGTAACCATCAATGGATATGCAATCGGACTTATTTACTGATTTCTGTGAAAGAGTTATTACGTTTTCTTCCATAAAACTAATAGGTAAGAGTTTTAATTTCTTTAATTTCCACATCTAATACTGCATTAATATCTCCTCTAGTTAAGTTTGCTGTCTCTTGTACGTAACAGTCCATATCATCTTCAGCTACATAAGAGTCATAAGCAGTCCAGGATGGCCATTTTTCAGTAGGAACTCTGTGTCCAACAATACGTCCTTTTTTAATTTTATAAATTATGGGATCTAAGGTAAAGAACACTTGGAAATCTCCAGTAAAAGTCTTAAGACTAGATGTATATTTTTCACATTCGTAGAATTTATCCAGATCTTTACTGTAGTATATTCCTTGATAACATAAAGAAGCTAACCAATTATCTTTCCACTGCTCTCCTTTATCTAGAGTTTCTTCTAATCTTTTAGCTATCTCATATGCATATAAGCTATTAAGCATTCTTCCCTTGTAAAAGTAGAACTTCTTTCCAACTGTAGAGCCAGAATAGCCAATATATCCTGTACTATACAGAACCTTTTCACCACTAACCTTTTGTTCTTTATAGTAGTAAAAGCCATCCATAAAATATATCTTATCTCCAGCAGCGTAACCTTTATCTGCTATGGTAGGCTCTACCCAATCAGGAGAGATAATATACTGCCAAGCTACTTCTTTTTTAGCAACGCTTGCCTTAGGACAGTAAGACCTATTAAATGTAGATACAGCCTGATACTTACTCTTCCTATCATATACCTCCTTGGAAACTATTTGGCCCTCTTTTATGCAGAATAATGTATTAGTAAATATATCTATTACATTTCCTTCTCCATAAGTAATCACACTTAGTGACTCTGATATAGATGACCACCAGATACCTTCCTTTGTATGAATTATATACAGAGGTCTTTCCTCACTTGTATAAGCACCATACTGAATGTTAGCTGATTCTCCTTTAAATAGGTAAGTTCGAGGAGTTTTATCACCATCATCAGTAGGCCTATAGTCAACCCATGCAAAGGCTCCAGCACCATTATATTCTAGCAAAACTTTAGGCCCATAATGATAAATTATATATGCCAAAATTTGCGAATCTGTATAATGTTGAGGAACTTTACTAAGATATTTATCAGCCAGCTCTTGATGATTCAAAAGAGTCCCATTATGAGTAAATACAAATTCAATCTCATTGGTATCTTCATTTCTGATCTCAACAGGTTGAGCGGTACTAAGACCAATTGTTCCAACTGAAGCCTTTCTGCAATGACCTACAGCTATGTTCACGTGAGCATCTTTAAATGAAGAAACAAATGGAGTATCTCTGATAAAGTTTATAAATAACTTTGATTTGTCTACTCCCCAACTAATTTCTCTATCAATAAAAGCTCCACAGGAATCTCCACCTCTTTTGTCATTAAAGATTCCCAACATAGCAAATTTATCTACTGCAAATTTCTTATCATTTTTATTGCTGGCAAATCCAAATATACCACACATTAGTTAAATAGTTTTTAAGTTAAATTTGCTGATAAGAGCTTTGGCAACTTCCTTATCATTGTTGTTAATACAATGTTGAACTTCTTTCCCAACCATTTCAGCACTATTGCCTTTATTAATAAAATCAATAGCTTCTCCAATTTGGTCGAAGCAGTATCCAATTAGTTTATCACTGCTGATAAAATATCCTGAAAGAGTTCTATATTCTACGCCATAACTAGTAAGTCTAAAACATCCTGCTTTTCCATAAAGTTGTCTCCGCCTGTCATCAGGATCAATTAGAATTGAAGGAACTCCTAGAAATAAATCAAAGGCTTTAACTATCTCTAAGGAGATTTCTACAGAGGGATTATCATAGCCTATATGAAAGTGACATCCAGTGGTTCTAAGATTAGTAGATTCTCCATCTGGTTTGGGATTGATGTCCTCTGTCCATGCATTATAGTCAGGACTACAACCAAATTCCTTAGCCTCCTTACTTTGTAGCTGGTCATCATCTACAATAGCTGATCCATAACAATGAATCTCATAGTTTGGATCTGCCTTCTTTACAAACTCATCAATAAACTTTTTCATTTTGTTCATTGACGCGATAAAATCAGCTTTAATATTGGTTGGTGGAACATTAAATTCAGCTAAGATATTATCTATTTGTAGTCCATATCCCTTGGACATGCCTTCAGGAGTATAAGCCTTTCCTTTTACTCCTGGGATAAGTCCTATTGACGAAATAATTTTATTTGTCTGACTATGGCGAATAAACAATTCAGGATCTGATCCTACCAGATAATTTTCTACTCTATTCATAATTGTTAATGTGGTTTTTTACGAAATTATTGATGTATGTGTTTATAGGAGAATCTTTTGGCATCATTTCTGGATGCCCTTGAATACAGAAAGAATTAGTTTTAGGATAATAAACTATTTCTGGTTCTTTAAAATCAGCTGTATTAGTAATGTCAAATGCTCCTCCTGTAACATATTTGTTACTAAGCCTCTCTTTACTCCATGCAATTAGTTCATATTCATCATCAGGAAGATTATAAGGATACATCATTTGATGATGGAGTGATGTGATAATTCGTACTGAGCCATCATTGAATAAAAGTTCATGAGGTCTCCCTGCATGTAGGTGAACATCTTGAATTAATTTACCACCATTACATGCAGTTAAGAACTGAGCTCCTCTACAAATACCTACCTTTAAGAGCTCTTTAGGCATACTTAGGTATTCTCTTACCTCTCTAAGATCCCTAGAAGGATTATCATATGAGCTAACATTAGTGTCTCCATATAACTCAGGAGAGACATCCTCTCCTCCTGTAAAGATTGCCAAATTAGCTTCTTTGATGTTCTGTACTAACTCAAATTCTCCACTTATCCAAGATGCATAGGATCTAGATCTTCCTACTATATATACTTTCATATAGTCTATTATTATTTACTGTTAAAATTTGGCTGCCAATAGACAGAGGTGGGTCTGTACTTCTCAATTAGATTTATAAGAGCAATATAGTATATTACCCTTTTTTCAGAAATCTCTCCTTTTTCTATGGAAGTGGCTATTTTATTATTAAGCTTTGTTTCTAAGTATTTGGGTAAATTAGATTCAAGGTGCTCAAAATTTCCCCAATGTATACAGGGAATAAAATAGTTAGCACATGAATTGAGGGGATAATTTTTTACTCGTTCAGCCCACTCTTCTATAGTATCATAGTAACATAACAAACTCTTTCCTTTTTGAATATCTTCTTTAGTGAGAACTGTGTTATGATAAGGGCTAAGGGACTGGCCTTCCTTATGTTCTGCCATAGGTCTAGATTCACTAAACATAGTGGAGAACAAACGTCTTCTATAAAGAGAATGTCCAGTCCCCTCTAACAAATAGATGTTAGCTACTACACAATACAAGTTTACCATATTTAACTTGGTAAACAATCCATTTCTATGCAGGTTAACTACTTCTTTTAGAATTACATTTCCTGGCACTTCATATAATAGTCTACACCATGTTAACAAGAGTCTAACAGCCCAATAGCTTATACCAAATTCCATATTAACTAATATTCTATTAGCAGTTGGAATATTAGTATAAAGCGTATCATCCTCCACTAATTCAAAAGATTTAAATCTAAATATCTTTTGCAAGAGAGATAAATATTCTATAATCTCATCTTTGGTAAGTAGACAATAATTGTTATTATGGTCATTTGATTCTTTGGTATAAATAACCCAGGTAAATCCCTTTGTGTTTACAGTACGGTTATTTTCCAGAGCCCTCCTCATCTCTGAGCTATCAAAGTAACTGCCCCAGCAGGCCCATCGAGTCATCTCTCCATAATTACGAGCATTAAATCTCCAATAAGTGGAATGACTTAGAAATGAAATATTCATACTTAATTAAGCATATTTGTTAACTGTTCTACATATTTGTTAGCTGTAATATCTCCTAAAGAAGGAGCACTATTTGTTTCTAAGATAATAAATTCCGGAGACTCTCTAAGCACTCCTTGTTTATTAGTAGCTGACTGAACCTTAATATCAACTGCTGCAATATCCAAAGAAACCGCCGTAAGAGCTTTAACACACTCTGCTACAATTTCTTCCCAGTTATTAGGTTTATCAAATAGAGGGTTTTCCTCTAGAATCCAGACACAATTATTATCATGCCTATGCCATCTTTCTTCTGCTTCTTCCCTTAGCATTTTTCTGCAGGTGTAGAAACAACCCTCGGCAGTTACATGTAGTCTATATTCTCTGGAGTAGGAAAAATACTTCTCTATAATATAATTATTTAGTTTATCTTGATGGCTAACTTTAAAGTTATCTAGATCATCCTGATCTTTTATATAGAAGATTCCATTTCCTTTGCTGGAATGTTTATGCTTAATAATGGCTGGGAATATATCCCAATCCCCAATATCATCACATACTTTCCAATTAGCAGTTTTAACTCCGGAATCTTCAAAAGCTCTCTTCATGAGGATTTTATTACCAGAGATCTTACATCCTTCAGGAGTATTTATCTCTATAATATCATCTATAGGAATATTAGGAAATATTGCTTCTGTAGGTGTGATACTTCCTAATCTTAGAACAGCTCTATGAGGGCTCTTAACTATTCCTCTAATCTTTGAGGCCGTATGGTTTTTAGATCTAATTTTTAACTTGTACTTTTTCATTTGATGTCCATTTTAGAGTATCTGCTTGTAATATATCTATACAATTCTTCTACTTTCTCATAATCTGTAGGTAAGTTAAGAAAATTATTGATTAGTTTGGCTGATTTATTAACATTTGAGACAAGTGGCTCAAGTTCACTTTTTAAAGCTTCTACTAAAGCTAAAATATCAGTAGCCTTAAAAAGTTCCATTTCACAGTCTTGGTAGATAAGATCTGAGAGTTGCTCATTTATTGATAATCCCGGCCAACAATCAATAATTAACTCTGTACCAATCTTAGTATGTATATTATTGTTAAATACTGCTAAGACAATTAATTCTTTTTTCTCTCCTATAGTATAGGAATCAATAATTAGATGTGAGAAGGAAAAGAAACTCTTTTTTTGCATTGACATTCATCTTAAATTTTACTTTCTGATCCACAAACCTTCAGCCATAGGCTTCTTATACCTATAGACATTATTTTTCATTACATAGATAATAGCTTCTACTCCATTGACTACTACTATATCTTTAGTGTAGAGATTAGGGTATCCTTCATAGTGATCTAGAAGTTCCATAGTTTTATTGTCTACCTCATACATTTCAAATGTGATTAAAGTAGGCTTCTCAGAAGGTACCAAAGCTGGAAATGATCCTAAATCATACATTTGATAAGGTAGTTCCTCTGTAAACGTTCCTAGATAGGGGGAATCTCCTAAAAGGTTATTGGCGTGAAATCCCTTTTTAAGGGTGCCATAAACAAGTACTTTCATGCTGTATTAGTTTTAATATTGTTTGATGTAGTATTTCCCGACCATGCATCTTACATAAGTCTGAACTATCTTTAGATTTTAACTCTATAGGAATTTCTATCTGTGTTAATCCAAACTGCTTAGCCATTGCTGATCCATATAATCTGCCATGATTGACCTCTTTGTTAAAATCATTATCATATAATATAAAGATTTTATGAAAGCGGTTTTTTAATTCATCTACCACATGGGGTTTAGGCCAGTAAGATTCAGCTTGAAGACTACAGGATGGTATACCTGTGTTTTCCCAAATACATAAAGCATCTTTTCTAGAACTGGTTATAATAAGATTATCACCATTCATAGGTAATTGAGACCATAGATCCCATACGGAGCTACTATGATTGTTATACCATTTATTATCTTTACTAAAAGGCTGATATATTTTAATAGAAGTTATGTTATCCTTTTGCTCTATATAAACATAAGCATACTTCTCTGCTGGTATAACATATTTATTAGGTTCCTTCTCTATAAATATATGACTAATTGGGAAAACCTTTCCAAATTTTAACCAAGGTAGGCTAATACCATAGGAGTCCCAATACTCTAAGTCATATTTCTTCCATTCTCTGATCTTAACTTGTATTTTAGCTTTAGATCCAGAATGTCTACCAGACTTGCTGATAGTTAATTCTGAGTTATTTCCCTTAGATATTAGAGGAATCTCCGTAATTATCTTTGCTAAAGTTGCCTCTAGGTTAGTATGCCATAATTCCGCTAAAAATCCTACTAAGCTATTAGAGTATCCAGTAGCAAAATCTCTTACTGCCACAGTTTGCCCATTGGAAGTGTATATTCCTAAAGAGGGTCTCTCATCCTTTCTAGTAGGATTGTTAATAACGGTGGGAACACTAGTGACTCCAAGATAATATCTTAATATCTCGAAGTCACTAATATGTGTTCTAACCTCATCTAAGGGTAAAAGTGGTCCATTTCCCTTAGCAATCATATGTTATTTCCACCAACCAGCAGCAGGCACTGCAGAGTCATCTTCAGAACCCTTAGCAACTGTTTCTTCTAAATTAGTTGCTTTTGGGACATATTCCCCAAATTCATAAGGCTCTTCACCAAAGTAGGTATTAGGATATCTACCAATTTCTTTACTATTCCTTACCTCCTTAATGATAGCTGTATTATCTCTAGCAGAGTTTTTCAGAGGAGTCTGAATAAATATATCTTGATACATCTTGTTATCTGGGGTGGTTTTAACTCCAAACAATAGTTTAACCATATTCTGATTTGTCCAAGCCTCTACTACTGCTACAAGTTCTGAAATATCTCCATCAAAATATTTCTTGATGTTATCTAACTGGCAATAAGCAGCAGTGATATCAGGAATAGTAACAGTTACACCATCTCTGGTATAGGATTTATTGGGAATGCCACTGAGGGCTTTGATAAATTTAACTAGGTTCTCTTCACCTACCATAGCAGGTCTTACACCAGTTCCATCAAACCATTTGAGTCTGTCTGGAATTTTGCCAGCTTTTGCTTCTTCTACTGTTAGCCAAGTAGATTCTCCAAAAGCATTAATCATCTGTACCTTTGTATTATCTCTATTATATTGTATCTGATCTTTTAGAAAATATGATACTGAGGTTTTTACAGACTCTCCATTGGTTAGCTTAGGACTAATCTCAACTAAGAAATTAATTCTAGCAGTTCTAACTCCTGTTTCATCAACACTATAATAAGAAGGCTCTTTTTCTAGTGTTACAGGATTATCAGGAGTGCTATAGATCTTTTCTAGGTCAGCTTTGCTAGGATTAACAGAAAGTACTTTAGCAGGAGCAATACCTATATAGCGTCGTACCACATTAGAAGTTGAAGTTGAGGCACCTTTAGCAATGAGAAGAGATATATTACGTTTCATAATGATTTTATTGAATAATTTATTATATAATAAGGTGTTACTAAAATTTGAGGAATGAATTAGCAGAAATTTCTGCTGTACTTTCTGGAGTTTCAGGTTCTGAACTAGGAATTAAGTCTGCTATATTCAGATAAGATACCTTTTCAATATCAGCAGGTTCCAATTCAGGGTCATTAGGTACTTCCTCTTCTATACCATTAGCTTTTTTGAAAGTGTTTATAGTAGCGTCTAAAGCTGCAATTTTGGCATCTAAATCAGCTAGCTGAGCTTCATAAGAAGCTCTAGTTTCTTCAATTTTAATTTGAAGTTTTTCTTTTCTTGTCAGATAAGGCTTTTTCCCAGCTTCTAATCTTTTGATCTGGGCAGCTACAAATCTATCCATTATTAGGCGTTTTGTTGTACTCTATTCATTAAGAATAGATAATTTTATTTATTATCCTTTATAATACTCATTAGCAGTTTCTACTATATATCCTAAATCATTAGGAACATATAATGAATTAAACATACCATAAGGACTCTTTGCTGAGCTAGTAAATTCATCCTCATTAGTTAGGTATTCTTTAACTACTGTTTTACTAGAGGCATCAAACCTAGATTTACCAATAATAGTAATATCAAATTTACCTTCAGGGGTGACATATTCATCTACCATTTTCCCTGTGGTTTTTAATTTAACATATACTCTATTATCAGGTTTAACTACTTCCTCACCATGAGCTAAGACAATAATATTCTTGGGATTTGGATCTTGATACAAATCTATAGCATCAAATATTCTACCCATAAAGGCTCCGATCTTTTTAGGTGTATCCCAACCACCTTTAAGAGCATTAGCCATATAGTAATCTTGCATTAGATAATTAAAATCATCTATTACTATAGTTTTATATGGGCATTCTGGGCTAGCTAACTGAGTTAAGATAGTTGCTACCACATCAGGATCATTGCTGATAATCCTATTACCTGCAGTTGGTTTTTTATAGTCAGTAACTACATAATCTTTCTGACTCCCTCTCCAAGGTAGAGGTTTACCTAAAACACTTATAACAAAAGTGGTTTTTGGATCTAGTCCTTTATGACCTAGTTCAGGAATACCCTTAATACCAGTAGATTTCCCAAAGCCAGAAGGAGCTAGACCTAAAATTCTAGACATGCTTAAATAGTTTTTTTAATAATCCTCTATTGTGTTGCTTAATGGTTAACAATAGAGATATTTTTGGTTCGGGATGAGAAGCATTGCTTCTAATAAGCTTATAATATTGCTCTAGTGCTTCTTTATTGTCATATTCTGGCAGCTCACTAAAGTAATTTACTGCTCCATCAAAATAAAGAGGACATTCAGCATTACCTCCACCTTCTCTTCCCACCATAAGCTCCATAAATCTGATATTATCCCTGAACTTAGTTATATCATATTTACCATGATCTATTTTGCCATATCTATATGGAGCATATAATCCCAAAGCTAGGTCACAATCCCTTCCAGTTAGTTTATTATCACCAAGACCATCAGTAGTTGGCCTTAATTTATCTAACTTAAAGTTTTCATTGCCCTCTTGGGATGCTTGTTGCTGTTGTACAGCTACGATGGTATATTTGTATTTATTTCTTAGCTGTACAAAATACTTAGATGATAACTTACTCATAGCTGCATGTAGTGTATTACAATCAGCTTCGGTACTGATTAAGCTTAAATGATCTACAATAAGTATTTTATACTCATCTGGGTCATCTGGCTCGTAATAATCATCTACTACAGTAGGAGTAGTTTTCTTAGTGTTATTGTCTATAAAATCTATTGTTTTAGTATGTTGAGTTCCATGATTTTGAGCATATTCTCTAGCAAATTTGAATATACCCGTTGGGTTTCTAATACTATCAATAAATTCTACACGCTCTTCAAAGAATTCAAAATAAGGTTTATATTCATCACTAGATAGAATCTCTAATACTTCCTCTGGAATTGGATAACTAGCATTAGTGCTTCTCAAATCTTTAGGAGCTATTCTTATTTTCCCTCTACTTAATATATAAAGCAGATGAGACATAAATTGTCTATATTTTTGCTCCTTTGACATCTCTAGAGTAAAATAAAATATCTTGATTCTTACTTGTTCTCTATGATTAAAAGCATAAAAGAATGGTGTAAATACATACAACCAATCTGTTAGTTGACTTTTGCCAACTTTAGTGTTTGCTGTTACTAATGTATAAGTGCCTTGTTCAATGCCAGGCAATACACTTGAGAATCTTGGTAAATTAAATGGAATGCTGTTGATTAGGCCATTATCAATCCTATGCTTTCTATCAACTAAATCGTTAAAAACTCTATTAAATAATTCCACTTATACCATAGTATGAATCCAATCATCATTGTTAGGAGCTACATCTTCTAGATTTTCAATTGTAGTTAACAATTCTGATTCATTGTTTTTTTCAATAAAGTATGGCAAAATTCTCATCAAAGTTAAATTATCTCCAAAGCTTTCTATATATTTCTTAGTAGCTTCTAGAATAACTTCGTTTGAGAAATGACCATATTTCTTGAAGAAAATTTTAAGCTTCTGTTTCACAAGGCCAGAGTTTCCTCTCCAATACTTAGTAGTATTACTTTTTTTACCTTTTGGAAACAGTTCTGCCATTTGAGAGGCTAAATCATTTAAGGAGTCCTTTTCCTCTTTTGTGAGCTTAATAGATTCTGACAGAATTCCTCTAATAGCTTCAAGGCCAGCTTCAGTAGCAAAATAGGCATTAGCTGCCATATCAGGTTGATAGGTATCACCTATGAAGCCTCTCTCAATAAGTTCGTCTATATCCTCTTGGGTATAATTAAACTTACTCATTGCCAACAGAAAAAATTGAGGATGAGTAAGATTATACTTGTCCAGGACCCCTTCATCAATTTGGATTATCATAAGGCAATTTATTTATATACTCAGGATTAATATCTTGAATAGACTTTCTTACATATTCTTCATCCCTTGTATTTTCAAAGTAGAGTATATAGACTTCTGGATGATACTTACTCCTTAATGTACGACCAGTCTTTTGAATAAAAGATCTTTCAATACTATCAAGCTGAATTATAACTCCAGCATCAATATCAACTAAGTTAGCTCCTTCTTGTAACATATTAACTACAAAAAGAGAATTGATCTTTTTACTATTAAAATTATCAATTACCCGTTGAGGATCATCAGTTTTAGAATGTAATACATTCTTTCCTCCTAATATGTTTGCCTGATCTATAGATCCACAAAAGCAAATAAATCTTTTCTTCTGTTCAAAAAGATCTGAAACATACTTATGAGCCATATTAGTCTTAAGAGAAGTAAGGAATCTTTTACGATCAGATCCAGCCCTAAGCCATTGAATTCTATCAAACTCAGACATTGAGTTTTGATATCTCCTTGATAAATAATTCATCTGGCTAGAAAGATACTCATATTTCTCTAGAGGTGTACATCTAATCTCTAAGTGTAAATTAGGATACTTTTTCTTATTGGTTAGGTATCCCCATCTAGCAGGATATTGACAAATACCCAATTGAGTTCTTTTACCCCTACTAAACCAGACAATCTCTGTGCGTTCGAGATCATCTAGTTTCATAGGGATAAGATGTATAGCAGGTTTAGGAATAATGCCCCACTCAATGGCTTGTTCTAAGGTAACTTTGAATTCATAAAATCTACCCCATATTCCTTCTAGTATATCTAAATTATCCCATCCAATAGTGGCTGTTAATGCAATTACATTAGATACTTCTATAGTCCTAAGATAGTCTGCTCTCGTATCAGTAATTCTATGAGCCTCATCTAAGCCTATAAGATCATAGGACTCATTAACATATTTATGCAATGAAGCATAACAGATAATGGTGGTAGATCTCAGTAGATATTCTTTCCTGTGCTTATAATACTCATCTTTCCACCCTTGTATATGAGCAATTTCAGCAACAACGATCAAAGTTTTCTTAGATTTTAAAGCTTCTTGAGCTTGTATAAATCCAAAGGTTTTTCCACACCCTGTACACCATGATAATAATAAATTCTTATAAGACAGGGCTAGTTTTACAGCCTCATCTTGTAAGGCTTGTTTGGTCACTTCAACACATTTTTGACTTTATTGACATACTCTTTGTCCTCAGCATATAAACGCTTTAAAATTAAATAGTAGTCTTCTTCAGATAGATTCCTTGCAAAAGAACTTTGCCACAACGCATAATCTATAGCACTCTCCTGCCAGGTCCTATATACAGCATATCCGTTCCTAACTCCAATAGCTAAAGTAGGTCTGGATTTTGCTAGGGTCATTCCATAGAGATTATTATTCTCTTTGAAGACTTTACTAGTAAAGTTTCCAGTCTCTAAAATAGCCTGGGCTGTTACAACTAGAGGATGCTGTACACGAATCTGGTAGTTAAAGTTTAGAACAGAGTCATACATTGTTTGAGAGAGGTTGTCTTTGTGATGATACAATTCTATATCATCCGTTTTCTCTTCTGTGGAAAGTTCATAGCAACCACTTATTATCCCAAGTAGCCCTATTGTCATAAGAAATATTCCTACTGATAATAGAACTTTCCCTCCTAAATTTTTTACTCTAAACATAATGTATTATTTTTTCTTCTTTAGTTGCCTCTTAAACTCCTGAAGATTTTTATGATCCTTTTTTTGAATCAGAATTTTAAAAATAAAGTTCTTCTCCATCTGAGATTGGTTAAATTTAGGAAATACCTTGGGTTCTCCATCTTTAATAGGGGCAACATATCCTAATCTATGTTGCTTACAAAACTTCAACAAGCTAGGATCATTCTTGATGAAGCTTTCTAAAACTTCCTTTAAGCATTTTTTAGTTCTTACTGTCTCAGTAATAAATGACATTAAATCTTTGGAAGTTTCATCTGGAAAGATTACTTTATCAGCTTCTACCTTAACTATACAAAACATATCAGGTTCTTCACGCACATAAGAATCTGATAGTCTAGTAAGTTTGGAATTTAAAGCACAAAGGTAATTACCTTTCCAGTCTGATAGCTTTTTCATATAATAAAAGGGATTGATTACTTATAAATAAGGAAGGATTTTACCCCTCCCCCTCTTATTGCTGTAGTTAGTTTTATAGTACCCAAGACAGGACTTGAACCTGCACGCATCTCTGCATCAGATCCTAAATCTGACGTGTCTACCTAATTCCACCACTTGGGCTTATATACCTAGATATTCTAGGTATATATTAATCTAATAATACTTACTCTAAGATTCAAGAAGATGTTCAGAATCAGGAATTTCTCTTTTATTGTTTCTGCGGAGTACTTTGTAGTGGAAAAGTACTACATGACCCCCAGCTGTTACGACGTCATCTGCATCTTTCATTCTATATTGGTATAATTTACTTTCTTTATCATACCAAGAGTTACGTATTGAATGATAAGTTACAGGCATGCCAGATCTTTGCAATAACTTAGCAGCACTTTCAAATCCTACCTGTAAATTATGAGGAAATTTCATGATTTCCTGGAAAATTTCCTTCAAAATATTCGGTTGCTTACAAAGATTAGCAAAGTAGCCAGGATTCGGATTTATTATAAAGTTAGAGAAGCCCTTTTCTTTAAGAGTCTTCTCCCAAACAGGATTTCTCCACCTCATATAAGCAGTTGTGGGTGCTGAATCAGGCCAGACTTTTTTAAAGAGGCGGCCCATTCTACCCCTGGAAGAATCATCTTTGTATGTTCTTAGAATTGCTAGAACTTTTTCTTTTCTCTCTTGTGTCCAGTATATTCCCATCTTATGATTTTTTATAAAAGCTTTTCAGTTCTTTTTCTACTAATTCCCACACACCCTTACCTTCCTCAGTATTTGGATATGAGAGAATCCTTCTGATTAGGGAAGGACTATCATTCTTTTCACAGATTTTTTTAAATTCTTCCTCTGAGTTAATAGAAAGTATTTGTTGTTTTTTAATATAGTTCCATACTACTCCCCATAATCCCATCTCTCTCAAACCTTTCTCAAAGAGGGAAGAACTGGATACTACTGATGACTCTGAGGATTGAGATTCTTCTTCACGTTTCTGAGCTTCAGGATATTCTATTTTGGAAATACCAACTTTAGTTGTTGCAGAAATTTCATTTATAGATCCATCTTCATTAAGATAGACTTTAATGGTTTCAAGCTTATATCCATCCTCTGCAGTTTTAACTACTCCTCTATAAGTAAATTTCCAGTGCGTAATCTCCTGACTATCCTCTACTACCTTAGTTAATACTCTCCCACTTGTTAAATGAACCTTTGCAGTGTCTCCTACTTTTATTTTCATATCTCTAAAATTAATAAAATTATGGTTAGTGGTCTCTTCCAGACTCGAACTGGAATTAGAGGTTTAGAAGACCCCTGTTCTATCCCTTGAACTAAGAGACCTTTATAATTAAGGCTTTAACTTAATGTTTCTCCAGGTATTTGTTGTAATCCCTGAACTATCATAGTACATATCCCAAAATCTATAAATCGTTCCGTTTACATTAGAAGAACTGGAGACTTCTGGTGATAGTTCATGAGCTCTTTGATCCCAGTTATATTCATATTCAATTATAGCCTCATTCCAACTAGTAACTCCTATCGAGGTCACTAACCTCCATAGAAAATCCTTGCCAGCATGTTTTCTTAGAAAATCTTGATAAACATCTTCTGCATTCTCAAGTTTTGGTATGTGTGTAGAACATTTTAGAAAGCTGTTTATTTCATTTAAAAGAAAAGAACGTAATCCTAGTCTTCTTATAATGTCCTCAGTTAATTCTTCCTTAGTCATAATATTATCTAGACACAATATATTAAAAAAAGAAAGTGTCTTACGTAAATATAAGACACTTTCTCTGCTTTTTAATCGGTTATGTTGTTAAGTGTAGGAAGTTTCTTGTTGGCAAAAAAGGCCACAAGATTAGTTACCGTCACAACCGCAGCAACTACTCCCCACATGTTATACCCTGTATAAAACAGAGTACCAGCACATCCAATACTAAATAGTATTAGAAGCATCCATAAACCTGCTAAAAAGTTTTTCATAATATATTATTTTAATTAAATAGATTACTTGTGTTTAATTCTTTCTAGCCACTTATCATTTATATTTGACCAAAATGGAATTTCTCCTTTCCCATTCTTACCCCAAAAGAAGGCTACCTCTATGAATATTCCAGGCTTCTCAGAACAGTATGCAACATATTCCTCTAAGCTAAGATGTTGGTCAGCATATAATAATTCCTGAAAGCATATAAAAATATTATTTTCTTTCAGAAATTTGACAACAAAATCAAGATCTATCGACTTCATCACTATAGATATTATCTAATTGATTATAACGAGCTTTCCATCTTTCATCTATATTCTTCCAATTGCTATTCTCATTAGTGTAATATCTAATAGTACCACTAATCCATCTAGCGGGAGCTATTGAGGCAAAGACTCCTCCTTGAGATATGTCTTCAAAAGTAGCTCCATCTATATCAAAAATTTTCCTCTCAAAAGAATATCTTACATTTTCCTCTATAAGAAATTGTATAAAATCCTTAAAAAATCTGTTTCTCCATAATAAAGCAGCCTCAGATAGTATAGGAGGGATATCTTCATAAATAATCTTATGAAACTTTGCTCCTTGCCTCCTTTTAAAGGATTCTCTCAGAAAAATAGAGATGTTTCCCTGATCTAATACATTTGGGAGTGTGGCCTCTTGTAATATCAATTCTTTGTCCCTAGTTACTATTTCTTCTATGGGCTTATCAGATTCCCTACACTCTTTCTTAGAAGCAAAGAACATACCTATGCAAAATTGTTCTAATATCCCAAAATCTTCTAAAGCTTTAATAATTAATTTCCCTGCTAGCATTGGTTATATTTTTTATTGTATAATAATAAGTTAGTACCGCAAGTGGGAGTTGAACCCACACGGGCATCACTGCCCAAGGGATTTTAAGTCCCTCGTGTCTACCTATTCCACCATTGCGGCTTGTACCTATTCTCTTACTTGGTCATTGAATAGGCTTATATATATACCTCTCGATTTGAGCAAATTATCCAAGTTTACTGAAGCTTGAAAGGTTAAAAATAAATATACATTATAGGTAAGAGTCGAACTTGCAACGATTAGTGCCAATAATCTTGAAATTCATAGAAAATATTAAGTCTGGAAGTAACAGGGAGCTTCTGCAGATTTACTTCGCCTTTATCACATGTGTATCCTAGGTTAACAGTTACCCTTCTTATATATTTTCTATACAATCAACATACTTTCTATAAACTTCACATGTCTACCAATTCCATCACTATAATGTATAATATTTAAATAGTTAAATAATCTAACAGATTAGTTGAGTCCAGAATATATCTGCAGCAACATCCCTAATCACTCTATGTTGTCCTTGTTAGATTATTTAACTCTTATGTAATATTTTAGAAGAGGAGAGGACTAGCTTCCTTAAGAAGATCCTTAAAGTTCTTGTGGAATTTATAGGCTAGATCTGCTCTATTGAAACTGAATAAACTTGGATATGCTTCATTTATAACACGTGGATCCCCAGATTTCCTAATAGTTGTCGTGATTATTGCTACTGTTGCGAAGAGCATAATTGTTCTTAATATCATCTTTTAAAAGTTTATACATGATTATTAAATCTTCTACCCATAGTATTATAGCTACTATACCTAATGATCCAAATAGCCCAAGCATTACTCCTAATCCTTGCATATTAGGTTTCATTGCATATGAAAAGGCTAAATGATACATATGTAAAACCATTAGTCCTACTGATATAATAGCTATAATAAAACATATAAGTCTTATATAAAAATTACGTTTCATAATAGCTAAACATAAATTAAGGGGAGATATAAATCCCCCCCCCTTAATGGTTAATAATTCGGATTAGCCCTCTGAGACTATAGAATAGTTACACTGATGCCTAACCCTTGGTCAAAAGTACTTAACCAATATGTGATTCTCTGGTCAGGTGTAAGTATAGCCCAACTTGCTTTGTCGATCGCAGCTGGTCTATTAGAGGCCCAGTCTTTGAGAACCTCAGGTGAAATTGTCCTCTGCTGATAAGCCAGGTGTTGCTCACGAGGATAATGTTCCTGAATGTTCAGTTCTATTCCTGAAATGTAGTATCCCTGTTTATCACGCAGGAACTCTCCGGTCTCAGGATCTTTGGGTGTGGAGAAGGATGGGAACCATTTTTTACCAATGGTTCTTCCCGTCTGAACCACAGGTCCTCCTATTACCCCAGGTAGATTGACTTTGAGGAGAATTCCCTGTGAAAAATACATAGGATTCTCACTCTTTTTGATGATGAATTTTTTAACTTGTTTCTTGGCAGGCTTGTTAAATTTATTATTAGCCATACTCTTACCTCTCCTACTAAGGATTTAAATTAATGTAGGATAATTGTTGTAGTTTCTTTCCCACTACCAAAGCCCAATACATTTTTAAAGATGTAGCTACTATACTTCACTACAAATGTATTCAAAACTCCTTGATTTCATTATTTTCAAGTATAAAAGCCTTTTTACAGTCTAGACAAATAATCTTGTCTTCAAAATATGGTCTAGACAGCATAGTATGTCCAAAGATTTGAATATAATCTTTGATTCTTTCCTTAGAAGAAGCATGTTCTCTAATATCAGCCCATATAGGACTCCCAAATAGAAAATATCCTCCTCTTAAGTAGGAATACTGGTCATAAACGTCCCAAGATTCTTCATTGAGAATAAGACTAAGATTTGCTCCTTCTTCAATATGGTTATTACGCAACCATTCTGGAGATACTCCTGCATGAGTAAAAAGATACTTTATCCCATTTTGCTCACATTCGTAAGCCCTATGGAATTCTGCCCTATTAGCTAATAACTCATGATACTCAGGAGCATACTTATGGCTATAGCGTGTACATGGAGAAAAAGATCTGTTTAAGTAATGTGCATCATGATTACCTAATAATAAGATTACCTTGTCTGGATTTTCTTCTTGAAATCTGATAATATCTTCAAGTTCTATTAGAGCATCTTCATGAGATATCTCCTCACTACCATATGGATCACCATAGTCTCCAAGAAAGATAATTTTATCGACATTTTCTTTAAGACCTCTTTCAATAGCTCTTCTCCAGAATTTTCGTCCGTGTACGTCAGGAATTATTAAAATCTTTTTCATGCTTTTGGGATTTAAAAGTTAGATGCCAAGCATTGCATATTTTGCAATAGTATATCCTTTGTTCATTCCTTCTGGGATTATAATTGCCTCTATGTTTAGTTTGGCTTAGGGCAAACATAGCCCCTATTCTGTCATATTTAATCTTATTACACATAATTAATATACTAGAGCTCCTACCCAGACTTGAACTGAGAACCTTCTGATTACAAAGCAGATGCTCTACCATTGAGCTATAGGAGCAAATAAAGTTCTTCTTTTATCTAGTATTAATGCGAAACCATACTATTATCTAAAAATTGTTTATATTGTTTAGAAAAACCAATTATTTGATCCTTAGTAAGATTCTTAATCCACTGTATAAAATACTTTCTATACTTAACATGATTATTAAACCTCCACTCTTTTTCAAGCCAATTATATAAATCTTTGTTCATTTCTTAATTGTTCTTTTAAAGCCTTTACTAGCCATAGTTTTAAATTTAGTAGAGTAGACTGGATTCGAACCAGCGTGCTCTGCATCCCAAATGCAGCGAGATAAACCTGACTCCTCTACTACTCTATAAAGTAAAATCTGAGATTACCCTCAGAAGTTTTCGTTAGACTAAATTTGCAACTTTAGTACTATTCACCTAGGCTAGATGCTTTGGTTACTTTCCTTAACCGATACCACCAATAAAAATTTCTGCAGACTTTTTATTGGCGTGGAACCCTCAAAGGAATAAAGTCATGAAAGAATCCGGTTCTTTCCCTTTATTATTGGGTAAGTAGGTAATTACTTTGTCAGTCCTCATCTACTGGCTATCTGACATTTGCCGATCAGAATTTTATTGTAGGCACTGCAGGATTTGAACCTGCGACTCCGAAGGTATAAGCTTCGTGCTCTAACCACTGAACTAAGTGCCTAAATTAGTAAAAGGGTTCTTTATACTCTATCCCTTAAAAGAGTTTTTATAGAATTTATCAGTATGGGTCAGTTATTGTAGATGCTTTGGCATCTTTGAGATATCTACTACCTTACCAAATACCAAACATGTTTTATTTGGCTTAATTCTCTTTCTAAGTATACGACTATAGAGAATTTGTCCTTTACTTACCTTAGCTACTAATATAGCTGCTCCGAAATTATTAGCATCCATGGGTTTTAGTTTATAGGTTATTCATATTCCCAAGTATCTGGATATTGTCCATTATAATAGTCCAGGTACTTTAGATATTGTTTAACATACGTCTTCATTTTGGATCCGTCAGGAAGCCTTTTATTTAAGAGTTCATATGCAGTATCTGGCATAGTCATATAAATATCTGTGACTTGGTCTTTTTTGAGATATATAGAGTTAGTACATCCTACCAGAAGAAGTGCTATGAGTATAGTTAATTTATTCATAATGTTTTTGAGATAAACTGTCTATTACGTGTACTACTATATTTGAATATTCTTCATACTCATCAGGATATTGGCTAATATGATATTGCTTATCCCACTTAAGTAAAAGTTTCCATGCCCAAAGAAAGAGCATCTTTTTAGCTCTTTCTTTATTAGTAGATGTTCCTTTAATACTATCATAATACCTATTAAATGTTCTTCTGAGATTATATAATTTCTGTCTAACCTCATTAACTTGAGATGTTTTCATAAAAGGTAATAGTATTATAGATTCTTAACTACGTTAATAACTTCTCTCATGTATTTATTGAGATAGTTCTTAAAAGCTCTTCTAGTAATTAGGCAATAACTAGGCTCTGTGAAATAATATCCTTCTTCTTCAAGAAGTATTTTTTCTGTAATACTTCTAGTTTTTAGAATTAGACCAAATATATTAGCTCTATTACAGATAGCTGTTTCTATGATATTAACATAGTCTTTATTTGAAGATGGTAGTATCTCTTGTTTAATATGACTACCTGAAGTTGATTTAAAATAAAATGTTCTTTTCATATTAAGCTATTTAATAGAGTTAGTGGAGGTGAAGGGATTTGAACCCTTGTCTTTACAACTTAAAATAATAAATTTATTCATAGGTTTAGGATGCTATTAATCTTACATAGCCCAAGAATTTGTTTGCTGTTGATTATGAAATAAGGGCTGACCAGTTAAGGTCAACTTCCACCAAGTTATTTTTAAAGAATAACTAAACTTTGAAAACAATATTAAGCTGCAAGTGCTACAGGTGCATCCTCAATGATTTCACCAAGGATGAAACTTTTTGCTCTGTTTAGAGCTGAGCTAATCTTTTTGCCATTTGTTGTTTTGAGCTCTTTTAAAGTAGACTGCCCATCTACTACCTAATTTATTATCCTAATGCTGCAAATCAATTCCAAGTCACCCCCATTTTTATTATAACTTATTGAATTCGTCTCTATATTCCTCAGTCAAACGTCTCAGCTCCTCTTCTAATTTTATAATGAGGAGTCTAAAGTCTAATCCATTGTCAAGAATTGAGATTTTTCTTCCAGATTTAGTATTAAGATGTATTGAGACAATGCCATTACCTTCTTTAGTTTCTTTAATAGAATCTGCTAACTTCTTATATTTACACATTCTGTTATAAGAAGTAGTTGCGATGTTAAGTTCTTCTACTGTCATAGTTATATTTATTTTATAAAAATAAAACATTTTTGTAAAGCTGCTTCTAAACAAGCTTCATAAGTATTAAAATCACTGGCTTCTACTTCATTGTATGGTGGTCTCTCTATATCTTCTACTCCTATATCAATTAGTTTAAATGTATAATGATTATTAGGAGTAGGTATTATGACTATGTCTACCTGATGTTTCTCTCTTAACCATCTTTGAAGAAGTGCTTGTGTTGGCAATGATACACGGTCATAAAAGTTCATGCCTGTTGTATCATTCCAATTTGCTAAAGATGGTTTATCAGAATCATATTCTAAGGTAGTAGGAAATTTTCTTTTATATGTAGCATAGTAGAAACAGGGTCAATCAAATCCATTCTTTTTTGCAAGGATGGCTGTTTCAAAGTTAATATAAGTATCTCTCATGCTTTTGCTAGTGAATAATGTGAGTCTACCCCAGTTATTTATTAGATTAAGGAGTCTGTATTTATATATTGATGGATCAGTTTCTTTGCTTAGTTTAGTAATATAGTCCATGAAATTATGATATTTTAGCTATTAGTATGTTAAATTTGTATAGTTATTTAACTATTAATAGAAAAATTATAGCATATATTTACTAAACAATTAAAGAAATTGACAGTAATATATGCTATAATATTATAGATCTATGCCTAAGAGGCATTTTAGAAGGAACCCTGCTAATAGTAGGAAAATGACGGTTGGGATACAACCAAGCATCATAATCAACTGAGACTCAAGATCTTCACCACTACCATACTCCATAATAAATCTTCTTTAAGGTTTAATAAAATATATAGTTAACAAACAAATTCCAATAACTAAACAACCTATTAGAAATAATACTTTACATAGGATTGTTGCAGCTATAATTAGTACTACAATAGATATTAAACATATCGTCAGTAGACAATATATAATAATACCTTTAATCTCTTTAGTCATAATTATTAACTTTTAATAAGATTAAACAATAGAGTTAAACATTGCAGAAAATGCCATCAATATTACTATTGATATTACTCCTATCACCAACATAAGGAGATAGGTTAATATTGATTCTTTCATATCTATTAAAATTTAATAATTAGACATTATTGCTCCTTAGCCAAGTTACAACCTTGGTACAATGCAATTTACTAAGGAGTTGATATAATATTATGTTAAGTATGTAACAATAAGTAGGTCTTACAAAACTGTTGTAAATGTAATAAAAGAAAATATAAAAGTAAGATATAAAATAAGATAAATAAAATAAAAGGGGAGTTTTCTCCCCCTTTATTTATTCACCATAGATGGTCTGAGACTTGACTGGTGCAGGTCGTGCATTCCTATCATACAGAGTGATGACATTGTCTTCGCCACCTTGCTCGTGCAGGATGTAGAATACATCACCACCGTCGTTAGGCTGCAATGCACTAACTACAGGATGTTTGGGAAGATCCACAGTATACTCATTCTCCCCAACTTTTTTGACAGTTTCACGGATCTTACCAGATGCCTGTCCAATAGGACAACCATCAGCCAAGAGGAAGCAGAACTTTCCTTTCTCATTGGCATAAGGTTTCACCTCGATCGTGTCTGCATCAACCATTTTAGCAAGTTTTTGCAAGCTAAGGCTGGTTTTACCTTCAATGAATTCACTGTTATACTTCTGGTCCATGATACTAAGTTTTAAATTTAATGATGTAGTTTCAATTCTGTAAGACCTACTCACAGATGTGATGGGGGGTAGAACCCTCTATCCAAAACTTAGTGGGGGGTCTTGGGGAAGTATCAACCACTCCCATACACTCTATTAATTTTGAAATTTTTTTAAAATTTTTTAAAATTTTTTTCAAGCAGTAAAAATTGTTTAAGGTTATGGACAAAAAGTATAAGTAAAATATTTATATTAAAAATTTGGAAATTAAATTTTTTTTACTTATATTTGCACTATCCATTCATCCAGGTACTATCCTTGAGAAAGATAAAAGGCTTGGAATTATGGTCAGGGGGTTATTAGTAATCCTCTTTAGGAAATAACACATAAAAGCTCCTAGGCTACAGCGTATCGTCGCAAGGGGAATAGTAGTGGATATAAGTCCTGTTAGAATTAAACTAATGAAGGCATTCCTTAAAGTCGGTCCTTGGTGGATAAATACCACCCTGGTTAAACAGATAGGTTGAATAAAAGTTATTTCTAAAGAGAAACCACTCGTTAAAATGGTCAGAGGGATGAGAGGGCCTAGAGGATTCTTATATAGAATAAGATACTCTAAATAATAAATAGTAACTACTATTTAAATAACGCGCGAGTAAAATTGCTAAAGCCCTTATTATGTTTAAAAAATATTGGTGGATACTACTATTAGGGTTAGTTTTAATAGGATTGATTATTTTATTTTTACCTAAATATCAGACTATACAGTATGAGATACCTTCTACTATTAATATAACAAATACTACTACTTATAATGTAGATACTATGGTATTTATAGCAGTTAATAAGGTTATGGGGATAGATAGTTTGAAGGTGAATATACTTTATAATGATAGATACTTTAAGTATAATAGAGATATTAAAGCTGTACTCTATCAAAATAATCCAAAAGATTATAACCTATTTATAAATAGAACTGTTTCAAATAGAGAAATTGAGGTTATAATTGCTCATGAAATGATTCATTTGAAGCAGTATTATGATGGCATATTAATACAGAAAAGTCTCACAGATTCAATAGTATATAATGGTATTAAGTTTAGCCCTACTACTAGTTATAATGAAAGGCCTTGGGAAAGAGATGCTTATACTAACCAAGATATAATGCTAGCTAAAATTAAAGATTTAATGTATGAGAAAAAGAATTGATTATAAAGCCATTAACACTTATAATGGAGAAGTAACTAAAAGAGTAGTTATCAAATATAAGGTTGGTAGGAAGAGAAGATTAGTTCTTAGTACTAATATTAATGCTGACCAACAATTAACAACTGTATCAGCAGCATTAGTTTAGTATGGATAAATGGAATAATCTCTCCATGACTGAGAGAGCTGAATTAATGAGGATATATCGGTCAAATGGTATATCCTCAATTTCTTTAATGAGGGATCATTATAATAAGCATGATAATGGAGGAGATATACAACCTAGTGATGCTACATTTAGAGCTACTTTAACTAATCCTGTTAATAGTTATAGATCCAAATGGAAAAATTTAACTAAGAAACAAAAAGACTCTTTAACTTTTGGAAAATCCACTTACCAAGATTATATTGATCTCTTTAATAGACAGATGGAAAGAGCTTTTAAAGAAAAAACTGAATAATTTATAAAATAATTAATAAAATATTTGCATATTAAATTTATTTTACTTATCTTTGTATTGTTAAAAAATAATAAACATAAATGAAACAGATCTTAGTAATTTTCTCACTTGGAGCTTTAGTATGTTCATGTACTTTAATGCATCCAAATGCTACAGAACAAACTGTAGATTCAACAGAAGTTGTTCTGGCTGATACAGTAGCAGATTCTACTGTTATTGATACTATTAATTTTGAGTAATTATGGGATGTAAAGGTGGTAAAAAAGGTAAAGGCACTGGTCGTGGTGGTAAGAAATAATAAGCTTAGGTATTAAGCTGTACCGGGTTGGTAGTTATCCCTTCATTAACTAGTAAGTGTACATAACTAGGGAGTTGGCAAAAACTACATTACTCTTGGGTAGCATAGAGGTTAATGCACTTGACTGTTAATCAAGATATCGTAGGTTCAAATCCTACCCCAAGAGCATAGGAGGCGTGTTGTTGGATTGATCCATAGTATAATGGTAGTACCCTAGATTTTGGTTCTAGTAGTTTTAGTTCGAATCTAAATGGATCAACTAGTTAAATTTTATGTTAAATAAAAGATTATGGGAGAATTAAGATTATTTACCTATGAGGGTGTAAAGAGATATAAATCAGTAAGGAGAGCTATTGCAAGAGGACATGTCTCTGATACTGGAATTATATATCCTAGAAGACCTTTTAATAATAGGAAAAATAAACCCTTTGAGGATATTAAAAGGAGTATTTATGGAGAATTCAAGTGTAGACAAAAAGAACGATTATAATAATGAACCAGTATATTTTTGTGCATCGTGTCTATCACTGTCAGTAATGAATTATACTGGAATTGTAGATTGTTATTGTGGCCATTGCACATCTACAAGAATTATAGTAGGGAATATATATCAATGGGAGAAACTCTACGAAGAAAAATATGGTCATAAATTTTTAGATGAAAAAAAGTAGAACTATGGGAAAGATTGTTGAATTGAAAGAAGAAGTTAAAGAAGTTAAAGAAAATAAAGCTGCTAATCAACCTCCAAAACTTGATTATGATAAGCTCAAAGAGATCTGTAATGGTCTAGCTAATGAGAATCATGCCTTGAGGGAGCAGCTTATGCAAAGAGGATATGCTGAAGCAATTAAAAGAATAGACTTTTTATTTAAAGCTCTTGAATTTAAAGAACTATTCTCTAAAGAGTTTGTAGATTTTGCAATTGAAGAGATTCAATCTGCTCTAACTCCTCCTGAAGAGTCTAAAGTTGAGAGTGAGTCTGCTGAATAAATTAATTTATGTATATGGGAAATATCACTAAGAATTCTAATATAGCCCATATAGTTACTACGTTAGCAAAAGCAGATAATAATTTCTTTAGATATTGGTTACAATTTATTAAACCCCTACATGGCTTATCTTATAAGGAAATGGAAGTACTAGCCTCATTTTTAAGAATGAGATATGAACTATCTAAAAGTATATCCAATGATGAATTATTAGATAAGGTACTTATGAATGCTGATACTAAGAGAGTTATCAGAGAAGAGCATAATATTGCTCCTCCATACTTCCAAGTATTGCTTGCTAAGTTTAGAAAGTTAGGGATAATAAAGGATAATAAAATAGAAAAGAAATATATTCCAAATCTAGAGATAGATTCAAAAGAGTATAAACTAATTTTACTATTTGATCTTAAGACTGATGATAACTAATAAACTTTTAAAATCAGTTATAAAAGAAGTATCCAAAGAAATGGAGTTACCTGAGGAAGTAGTAACTGTGGCCTATAGATCTTTATGGGAATTTAGTGCTTCAGTAATAGCAGCTATTCCAATTAAAGATTTAGAGTCTGAAGAGGATTTTAAACAACATCGTGTAAGTGTTAATATACCTGGCCTTGGAAAGCTCTATACCACTTGGGATAGGATAGTAGGATTAAGAGAAAGATATAATTTACTACAAGAATTAAAAAATGATAAAGAAAAAACTAGTACTGAAGAAGATTAAACCAACTTTTACTAGATTGGTAACTACTGCAGATAGATATACTTTTGAGGACTCCATTACTGAGACAGGTATGGTTATACCAGACATGGAAGGGGCTATCAAGGATATTCAAACTGTAGTAGCCGTAGGTGATGGAGTTAGAGAGATTAAGGAGGGAGATAAAGTTTCTCTAAACTTTAAGAGATTTGCTCAATACAAGTATTCCAAAAATTCAGCAAAAGCTGATATGGAGGAATATAATAATCAGATAGTCTCTTATGCCTTTACCTTTGTAGAAATAGATGGAGTTGATTATCTATTCTTAGATAATCAGGATGTAGAGTTTATTATTAAAGAGTATGAAGAAGCAGAAGTAATACTTCCAGATGCTATAACGGCGGCTCCTAAGGCAACTAATTTAGTTAAGCCTAGTTCTAGTACTCTCATAGTATAACATATAAGCCCCTCCTCAAAAGGGGCTTTATTTTTAAAATATGAAACTATTCACTTTTGAGGGATATAAATTAAATATATCTGAAGAAGCTTTATGTATAAAAGCTTTTAGAGAACTATTTAAAAGAGATAGATCTAAAAATAAAGAAAAGGCTATTATGGAGCTAGGATTCATCTATTTTTATGCTGATCCTAGAAGTGATTATAGCTTTATTACAGATGACGAGGAGAGAAAAATATCTATCATAGAGCAAGAAGGATTACCTTCTAATTGGAAACCAGATGAAAAGGTATTACGTGCTTTAGAGGTATATAAATTTCTTACTCAAACAACCTCATCTTTATTGCTCAGAGATACTAGAGCAGCTATAGAAAAAGCAAGAGCATTTCTGTTGGAAATGGATCTTAGTCAAGAGGATGATAAAGGTAAGCCTAAATATACTATTAACTCCTTTGTTAGTGCTGTAAAGGATATTCCTAGGTTAGCCAAAGAATTCTCTGAAGCAGAAGCAGCTATTGTAAGAGAGATTGAGGAAAATGGCCGTATGAGAGCTAATAAGCTTAAAAAGGTTGGTGAAGACGGCTTTGATTCATTATTTACTAAAAACTAATACTTATGTCTAATACTGATATGATAATTAAAAGTCTGAATGACTTTAATAAGATTGTAGATTCTAAATATAAAAATGGCCTATTTGCTTTAGTTAAAGAAGAGGCTATATTTAAAGAAGTTGTCTTTTATAAGAAATTTGTATGGAGCCTATCCTATAAATCTAATGCTTCAGATAATTCTGACATTATAAAAGAATTTACATTTATGGTTCCTTTAAATAAGCTTAATAAGGTAGAGATTGAGACATCTATGACTGAAAATTTACTTACTTATATTTATGGATTTATATTGAGTAATTATACAAAATAATGGAAGTTAATAAATATCAAACAGCCCTTACTGATGACTTAATTAAATCTCTCACTAAGGAGGAATACGAAAACCTGTTTGATTATATTAATAATGTTCCATTTATACAATCTCTCATATCTCCTGATAGGAAATATGCAAGAGATTTACCAAGAAAGGATGGCAGGATCATTGTGGATGTCTGCCATCCTCATATTTTGGAGGATATGGAATATTTTAGGCCAGCAGGTAATCATTATAAAAAGTATGGATGTTATACAAAACTAAGACCTAATGGTAATCCTAATAGTGAGTTTGGTAAATGGATTAGGCAAGAATTAGATAGAATCTGGAATGGGTATGTGAGACCATCTGATGGGGAGTGGGTAACTGGAGATTTTTATTTCTACATTAACTACTGCCCTATTATGGTTTCTAGGACCAAAGGAGCTAATAGTAAAGTAGCTTTACGTGTGAGTAGCTTTCCAGAAATATGGGAGGCAAATTATTTATGGTTTCATTATATAGATCAAGCTAGACATGGAGGTTTATATAATGATTGGATAGGTGGACAACATGCAGTATTAATAGCTAGACGCGGCGTGGGAAAATCCTATTCAGCAGGAGCTCTTTTAGCCAAGATCTTTACATGTGGAGAAAGTCTTGAGACTAGCAAAGAAGTAACAGGTCTTGTTACAGCTTATGAGAAAGAATACTTAACTAAAGATGGTATTCTTAATAAGTTTGTGAGTATGGCAGATTTTTGTGCTGAAAATACTCAGTTTCCATCAGCTAGATATAAGAATAGTTTAGCTGATATGAACTGGATTATGGGATATATGGATGCTAATTCAGGGATTATTAAAGGGACCAAAAATGAAATAATTGGTTTCTCTTCTAAAGATAATCCAGATAAAGGACGTGGTAAACGAGCACATAAATTAATATTTGAGGAATTTGGTAGATTTCCACAGTTCTTAAATACATGGAATACTTCTGACTATAATGTTAGAGAAGGAGAATATGCATTTGGGCAACTACTAGCTTTCGGTTGTGTTTGTAAAGATACCAAAGTATATACTGCTGATGGGAAACTTGTAAATATCCAAGATTTAAAAGAACCTCAAGGCATATTAGGATATAAGAATAATAGGGCTAATAAAGAACCAATTAGTTATATACAACCTTACTGTGAAAAAGAGACAGTAAAAATTAGTTCAACATATAATAACATTCATTGTAGTATAGATCATCCAATTTTATGCAAGGTTCCTAAGAGAAGTAGGAAAACTAATACTAGGTGGTTAGAACAATCTTGGGTACAGGCTAAAGATATTAAGAAGGGTTACTATATAGCTCATATAGATCAAATTGATGTATGGGGAAAATCTAATTTGAAGGATGCTTATTTAATAGGGGCTTTAATTGGAGATGGAAGCTACGGATTAGACAAAACTCCTGTACTTAGTAATTGTGATAAAGACTTGTTAGACTATATAGAAAAAACTTATGAAACTGTCACAGAACAATCTCGTGTAACTAAAGATGGAAGAATATATAAAGAATTAAGAATTTTAGGAATCTGTTCTTTACTAAGAGAGTTAGGTATATATGGTCAAACAAAAGATAAAAAAAGATTGCCTATAGATTATCAATCTTTTGATAAGAAAACTAGTGTAGAGCTACTAGCTGGTTTAATAGATACAGATGGGTGCGTAATCTCAAGAGTAACTATAACACAATCCTCTAGAGAGATTTTATCTGAGGTTCAATTTATTCTAAGAAAGTTAGGTATATTTGCAGTAATATATAAAATCAAATCTTCTAAATTTAGTACTAATAAGGATAGAAGTTCAGACAAATTTTTATATAGATTAGAAATAGCAGATAAAAGAAGTTTACAGCATTTTGCAGAAGAAGTTTCTCCATACTTAAAAATTAGTTACAAGAGAGAAAATGCCAAAAAGTTCTTAGGAAAGGTGGTAATTGATAGTAATATAGTATGGAGAACTGTCACCTCAGCCCCAGTGCCTGCTGGAATACAACAAATCTATAATTTAACAGCTAATGACTCTCATACATATATAGCAAATGGAATAATTACACATAATACAGGGGGTACCGAGGGCTCAGACTTTTCAGGAGCCTTAGAATTAATATATCATCCAGATGGGTATGGAACCTATGCTATTCCTAATGTTTTTGATAAAAATAGCCAAGGTAAAACCAAGACAGTATTCTTTCTTGGAGCTTATATGAATAGAAAAGGTTACTATAATTCTGATGGAGTATCAGATGTAATAGGTGCTTTATTATCAGAAATTAGAGATAGAATTAGAATTAAGTATAACTCTTCTGATGCTATGGCTTTAACTCAGAGAAAAGCTGAAATGGCCATTACTATTCAAGAAGCTATTATGAAGAGAGATAATACTATCTATCCAGTAGCTGATTTGAATGATAGACTCAATGAGATTGATTTTAATCCTCATCATTTTGATGATCTCTGGATAGGTAGACTAGCTATAAAGGATGGAGCAGTTGTCTATAAACCAGATACTGATGTTGATTATATTAAAAACTTTCCACATAAAGACAATAAATTAGAAGGAGCTATCTGTATAAAAGCTATGCCTGAAACAGATTCATCTGGTAATATCCCAACTGGTAGATATATAGCTGGAATTGACCCTTATGATGATGATGTTTCTAACACTATGTCATTAGGAGCTTTATACATATTGGACCTTTTTACAGATGAACTAGTTTTTGAATATGTTGGTAGACCTACATTTGCAGATGATTTCTATGAAATATGCAGAAAAGCTCTACTATTTTATAATGCAGAATGTAACTATGAAAACAATAAAAAAGGTCTTTTTAAGTATTTTTCTCAGCATAATTGTCTTTATTTATTATCTGATACCTTGGAATTTCTTCGAGACAAAGAAATGATTAGAGGTAACTTATATGGTAATAAAAATAAAGGTGTTAATGCAACTGAACCTATCAAAGCTTATGCTAGAAGATGTATAAGGGACTGGTTGTTAAAACCAACTGAAACTAATAAGATCTTAGAGAATGGAGAAGTAGAGGAAACTACAAGTTTAAATCTATTTAAAATTCCTTATAGAGCTTTAATACAGGAGTTATCTCAGTGGAATTCAGATGCTAACTTTGATAGACATGATGCCTTAGGAATGTTAATGCTTTTAAGAGAAGATAAATTAAGATTAATAGGTGAAGGAGATGTTAAATCATCTATTGAAGATGATCCTAATTATTTAGGAAATGATCCATTTTTTAGTCAATCTAAAAAAGGAGTAAAGTTTAAATTTAGCTTCTAAATTCAGCCTAGGTAAATATAGTAATAAAAGTGTGTTTTTTACATAAATATTTTATTAATAAGCTTGTATTAAATGCTAAATTTACTTATATTTGTTATTATTATATAAATAATATAAACATGTTATATGTTAGCACTTAGTAAATTACCCAGAGAGATGCTTCCTTTCTCCAAAAAAACTAGAGAGTGGAGAAAATTACATCTAGACTGGGCTGATAGAAGAACTTACTTCTATGATAGCACTGTGAGAAAGTCTCTAATTAAGAAAAAGATTAACTATAATCTTCTTAATGGATACTTAGATATGCAGGATCTATCTATAGTTCTCAACCCTGAACAAGTACAGGCAGATTATATTCCTGAGACTATTCAACATTACCCTATAATGAACTCTAAGTTGAATGTTCTTAGAGGTGAAGAAGCTAAGCGTAGATTTGACTTTAGAGCCATTGTTACTAATCCTAATGCTCTATCAGAGATAGAAGAATCGAAGAAACAAGAGTTATTTGCTAGACTACAAGAATTAATTGCAAATAATTCCATGTCTGAAGATGATTTTAACAATGAAATAGATAAGCTTACTTATTATTTCACTTATGAGTGGCAAGATATTAGAGAGCAGAGGGCTAATTTATTACTCAAACATTACATAAAAGAACTGGCAGTATCTACTAAATTCAATGCTGGATTTGTAGATGCTATGGCTGTAGGAGAAGAAGAATATCAGTGTGATATCGTTGGTGGAGAGCCCACATTTGAGAGATTAAATCCTATGAAGGTACATGCCTTTAGACAAGGATATTCCAGTAGAATTGAAGATGCTGATATTATTATTCTTATAGACTTCTGGAGCCCAGGAAAAATTATAGAGACCTTTTATGACGTGTTGACTCCTAAAGATATAGAGTATATAGATAATTTGCCCCAAAGTTATGCTACTGATGAGATGCAAAATCATGATGAAAGAAACTCCTTTGTTAATTTTGCTGATGTTACTGGTAATGAATATGGGGAAGGTACAGTTATAGATAACTTTGTATTTTTTGGCAATACTGGAGTAAATGCTACTACTAATTACTTTGATAATAATGGTAATATCAGAGTTCTTAGGATGTATTGGAAGAGTAAGAGAAAAATTAAAGAGGTTAAATCTTATGATCCTGAGACTGGTGAAGAAGAGTATAACTTTTATCCTGAGACTTATATCATAAATAAGGACTTAGGAGAGGAAGAAAAGATACTGTGGATTGATGAGGCTTGGGAAGGTACTAAAATAGGTAAGGATATTTATTTGAACATGAGGCCTAGATTAGTACAGTATAATAGACTATCTAATCCATCAAGATGCCATTTTGGTATTGTAGGTGGAGTATATAATCTTAATGATTCAAAACCATTCTCTCTAGTAGATATGATGAAGCCTTATTCATATCTATATGATGTAATTCATGATAGATTAAATAAGGCAATTGCAGCTAATTGGGGAAAGATTCTAAGACTTGATTTAGCTTTAGTTCCTAAAGGATGGGATGTTACCAAGTGGGTACATTTTGCTAAAGTTAATCATATAGCTGTACAAGATGGATTCAAGGAGGGATCTATAGGACCTGCTAAGGGTAAATTAGCAGGAATGATGGGTAACCAAAATACTGGGGTTATTGATGCTGAAACTGGTAATTACATTCAACAGCATCTAAATCTTCTTGAGTTTATAAAGATGGAAATGTCCGAGGTTGCTGGTATATCTAAGCAACGAGAGGGACAAATTAGTGCAAGAGAAACTGTTGGTGGAGTTGAAAGAGCTACATTGCAATCATCTCATATAACCGAGTGGTTATTTACTGTCCATGATGATATAAAAAGAAGAGCCCTTGAGTGTCTATTAGAAACAGCTAAAATGGCTATTAGAGGGGGCTCCAAAAAGTTCCAATATATACTTAATGATGGAGCAATGAAGATTATGGAGATTGATGGGGATGAGTTTGCTGATTGTGACTATGGGATAATGGTTGATAGTAGTCCAGAGACCCAACAACTTACTGAAAAACTTGATACTTTAGCTCAAGCAGCTCTTCAAAATCAAACTCTCTCATTCTCCTCAATTATGAAAATATTTACTTCTCCTTCTTTGTCAGAGATTCAAAGAATTATAGAAAAAGATGAGAAGAATATTCAGGAGAGACAAGCCCAGGCACAGCAACAACAATTAGAGTCTCAACAAGCTATAGCAGAGCAACAGGCTCAGACTAAATTAGCAGAACTTCAGCTACAGGATCAAATGAATCAAAGAGATAATGAGACTAAAATTCTAGTGGCCCAAATTGCCCACGAAGATACTGAACTTGAAACAGATGAGTCAGAGTCTAATCTTAAAAAAGAGGAACTATTAGAAAAGATTAGACAATTTAATATACAAATGGAGCTTGAACGGGAGAAGTTAAAATCTGATACTAGACTTAAAGAGAAAGAGTTAAGTATCAAAAGTAAACAGAAAACTTCAACAAATACTAAATAAGTATGATTAAATTTTATTGTCAAAAGGCACGTCCTATATATGTAAGGACAGATGACATATGGATGACACCATCCTCTAAAACTGCTGCAGGATATGTCTATGTCTTTACTCCTGATGGGTATAAAGATTTAGTAGTTAATAATCTATATCAAAGAATTTCTGAAGCAGGATTTAATGGTACCGAGGATGAAATGATTCAGAATCTGGTATCTGAAGCCTCGGCCCCAGATAATGCTACTTTTATCCCTACTAAAGACCCAGGTGTAACTATTCAGAATTCTTTGGATAACTTATCTTCTAATTTAGAAGATTTAAGTGGAGAAGTAGCAATAAACTCCACTTACATTCAGGAGCTTAAAACTCTAACAGATGAGCAAGGAGATAAGCTGGATTCCTTGGATGAAGAGATGGATACTAAACAAAATAAATTAGTATCTGGAACTAATATTAAAACAATTAATAATGCATCTCTATTAGGATCAGGGAATATAGCTATTAGTACATTTACTCCTGTTACAACCCCTACAAGTCTAGCTGCAGATGCTACTTTGAAGCAAGTTGTAGCAGCTTATAATAATCTATTAACTAAGTTACAGACGGCTGGTATCTTGGTAGATAATGGATCATCTAATAATTAATTGATTCAATATGTACGAGTATATAAAAGGTTTGGGGAGTATTTGGGTTAGTCCAGAAGCTCCCCCAGCCTCTTCAAAGAATATCTTATGGCTAAAACAGTCAGGTGGACCCACTAAGAGATATTCTCTATTATACTATAATGTTTATAAATCATTAAGTAGATGGGAAAATGTTACTCCTGGCTATGTACTATTTGAAGATATTAGAGGTATAGCAGAACCAGGACCAGATTTTTATCCAGTAACTACTAATGATTATATAGCTTATATTGGTTCAGGCGCAGGAGAATATACCAACTTTATTCAAGAGAATGGCAAACCAATTACTATTACTAGTAATACTTCTATTGTTATTCTATATAAGGAAAAAGACTCAAAGTACTGGACCTATAAGGAAACTGAATGTAAAGGACCTCAAGGAGATTCAGCTTATGAGCTTGCTAAGCTTGGTGGATATACCAAAACTAAAGAGGAATTTTATAGAGATTTAGCCCAAGTAAGTAATAAAGTAGACAAGATTCCAGGAAAGGGATTATCTACTAATGATTATACAGATCATGATAAAAATCTAGTAAGAACAATTCCAGATAAAGTTAATAGAGAAGAATTAACTCAAGTAGCTTTTTCTGGATTACATAAAGATCTATTAGATACTAATTCTGTTGACTGCCATCCTATAGAAGCTATAACTGGTCTCAGACAGGAGCTTAATAGTAAACAACCAATAGGTAGCTATGCTCATTTAGATGAGAATGGCAAGGTATTAGAAACAGCTAATAATTCAGATAAATTAAATAATAAAGTAGAGTCTGAATTACATGTAGATACAGCAGATAAAGCTATTGGAGATGAAGATGGTCTTAATATTAAGATCAACTATGCTAAAAAGACTGAAGTTGAAGATTCTATAACAGATGTAAGTTATGATTCATCTAGTGGAGTATGGAAATTCACCAAAAGTGATGGTACTATTATGGTAATAGACCAACCTATAGAGCAAATTATTAAGGAAGGTTATTACGATGCTGCCACCGAGGAGATTGTTTTGGTGATGTGGGATGAGTCAGAGATAAGAATTCCTGCAGAAGCTTTGGTTAATATTTATACTGGAGTTAATACTGATTCTACTAATATCAATATTAGTAGCGATAATATTATTTCAGTTGCTGTCAAAGACTATGTATCTAAAACCTACACAGACAATCAGTTAGCTACTAAAGAAGACAAGTCTAAATTAAAGGCTTTAGCTTATAAAGAAACTGCAGATTATACTAATGATGTTTCTAATAAACCTAAGCTTAATGGTAATATAATTCAGAATGAGAATACTACTGAATCTTTAGGATTAGAACATAATATAGTTTCAGTTGGAGTTGTTGAGCCAACAGAAGAGTATAAAGAAGTATGGGTAGATATGTCAGACATTGATGGAACAGAGATACCTCTACTCGAAAATGCTCAATATCAAGCGTTATTAACTGAGGCTAAAACTATTATCAATGCTATTAATGAGCTAGTTATTAAAGCTAATCAAGTCACTGCCCATACTAAAAGGATAGCAATGACTACCAATAAGCCTTCTTTAGAGACTAATAGATTTTATGTATGGGAAACTCCTATAACTACTCTATATATTACTTTAGTACCACCTGCTCAAACTGGAATTGTTAATGAATATCTATTACAATTTAGTACTGGAGATTTAACTCCTGTAGTAACTTTTACTCCAGAAATTAAGTGGGCTAATAGTGAATCTTTTACTCCTCAAAAAAATAAAACCTATCAAATTAGAATATTAGAGGGTATTGGAGTGTATAGTGAAACAACTTAGATACATTTTATATTTAAATAAATATGTCATTAAAAGTAAAAACAACTAATGGTAGTTGGGTTTATATTCCTGGTACCAAAGGTAGGGATGGAGATGAGCATGTTTACATCGGCTCTGAGGCTCCTTCAGATAAATCTATGATATGGTTTCAAACCACTACAGCTAGAGATTCTGGAGTAAGAAGGTTTGATCTCAACTCAAATGATTGGGTATTATTACCCGGTACTCAAGGAATAGGTATTGCTTCTGCGATAGTTAATGAGGATGGAAATCTTATTTTAACATTAGATGATATTGCTGCTACTACTATTGATACTGGATATATAAAGGGACCTCCAGGAGCAGAAGTACAACTTAGAAGTAATGGATCTTATCTACAGTGGAAGTATGATAATGAGGCAGATTGGAAAGATCTGATAGCTTTAGAGGAAATTGTTAAAGATTATTTACCTCTGAGTGGTGGAACCCTGACTGGAGATTTGAATTTATCTTATACTACTAATTCAGATTCTTCTAAGCTATCCGTATTCGATGCTAATAAAGCTAGTTATTATAACATAGCTTCTTATACTGGAAATTTAAATTTAGGTGATACATCTAAACTAACTATTATTAGATCTCAGAATTTCCTAAGAAGAGAAACAGGTTACACCAAATACAAGATATATGATGAAGGTACATTCATAGCTGATACAGATTATGCTACTCCAGCTTTTGTAACAACTGAAACAGCTAAGTATCTTCCATTAACAGGTGGACTAATGGCAGGTCCTATACTGATACATAATTCTGGAGATTCTTTGGATACTATATTGGCCTATTCTGATGGAGTTAGTATATTAAGTACTGCCTTTAATTCTGAAACATCTTATAGAGGAATTCAACTTGGTGGGGACTCTACTTCAATTATTGCTTTCAATGATAATGGTGAAAGTAGGTTACAACATACTTCGGGAAGTCAGTTTGGATACATATTATCGTCGATTTATTTTAAACCAGGAATAGATTATGTAGAACCATCTTCAGTTATTAACTCAATATTAACTGATTATACAGCTGAAACTTCAGCTAAAGATATTACTAGTACTGATTCTATTAAGACTGCCTTACAGAAGGTTGGGTTCTATACTAAAGCTGGACTATATACTAAGGCAGAGATTGATAATTTAATCTCTAGTGTATTAACTTACGCAGGTTCAGTAAATTCTTTTGCAGACTTACCTACCACTGGTGTTAAAGTAGGAGATGTTTACAATATTGCAACAGAATTTGATTTAGGTGGTAACCATTATCCAGCAGGAACTAATGTAGCTGCTGGGGCTATAAATGATGGTAATATTACTTGGGATCCTTTAGGAGGATCCTTCAATTTAACTAAAGAATCTGTTGAAGCAGTTCTAACAGGTAATATCACTAGTCATACACACAGTTATTTACCTTTAACTGGTGGTTCTCTAACAGGAAATTTATCAACAACTGGAATTATTACATCTACAGGTCGATTAATTGTTAGAGACGCAAGGTATCCTCAAATAATATTTAGGCATACAGGTGATTCAGCCTATGATAGTTTATTATTTACAAACACGTTATCTGGATCAGTTAGATCATTACTATTCAGACCTGATAGTACAGTATCTCGAGATGGAGTAGTTTATCATAGCTTAAATTTTCAAGCTGGAATAGATTATATTGCTCCAGCAACTTTATCTGGCTATGTAACAACTAGCACAACTCAAGAAATACCAGGATATAAGGTATTTACATACGCTCCAATGTTTGGTCAAAAATCTTCATTTACCTATAATACAACAGGTATTATTAATAATGAAGATGCTTCAACTGTTTTCGTATTCAGATTAGGATATGGGGAAAGTATATGGAGGTTACAGCAGGAATCTAATACTGTGGCATTATTGGGCATACAAGGGAGAAAAGCAATGAAGATTACGTCTAATGCTTCAGATATTAGTATTACTGCTGATAAGTTTATTGGAGCTGCCACTTCACTTGTAGAAGAGAATATATATACAGCAACTAACTTTGGTACTTCAGATAAAAGACTTAAGAGATCTATTAAAAAAATAGATGAATCTGTTATTGAAAAGGCTGTAGATTCTATTAATCTTAATAGATCTTTTATATATAAGAAAAGTGGAGTAAACGGGTATGGACCTGTAGCTCAAGATTTAGAAGAGGTATTCCCAGAATTAGTATACACTAATGATAGAGGAATAAAAGGAGTAAATAATACAGCTTTACTTCATTTACAGATACAAGGCTTATATCAGAAAATACAGGAGCTACAAGACCAATTAGCTCAAACAAGCTTTAAAGAAAAGATAGGTATATGGAGTAGGCTCAAACAAGCTTTAAAGAAATGGCTATTACCTTAAAAGAAGCTTATGGGCTTAATGGTTGTGGTGCCGACCAGATAAGATATGTTTCATTATTAGACATCGGACCTAGCTCAGATGATTGGGAGAATAGACCTATATTTGGAGGACTTCAAATAGGACAAAATTACCAAGTTGTTATTGGAAGTGTAACTTACTTAGAAGGGGCATCACAAGGATTTACTATTAGAGAGTATGATTATTTATCAGGTACTGCTGGCAGAGCATGGGAGGTAGGCACTGATGGATCTACTAGTAATCTCATTTTAACCATCACTGGAGCTACTAAAGGAACTCTCTTAATTTATGCTGGAAGAGCTGGACAGACCGCAGGTAATAAAGTAAGATTTACAAATTGTTCTCTATATTCACTTGGGAATATTACTGGTAACTTATTACCAAATTCCGGTGGAATTTATTATAACAGTGCTTACCGTACAGTAGAAGGTGTAAGTATTACATATCAAAATTCTGGAAATACGGAGGTACCTGAGATTAGAATAGACTCTAATGGTACATATGCTGAGGCAGGGATTTATTTCAGAACAGGTAATACTACTGTATATAATCAGTTAATATGTCAAGCAGGGTATACTTATAATGTATCATTCTGGGCATATTCTAATAAATCTGGTACTAGTACTTTTTTGGATCCTCTTCAAGAGGGAGGAAGGACCAGTCATGGATCTTCCCTATCAATACCTAAGGGTGTTTGGACTAAGGTGTGGAGTACTGCTACAATATCTAAGAGCTGTAATACAGTGATAGTATTAGAGGGCATGCCCTTAGGGGTTAACACTACCTTTTATGTAAAGGACATAAGAGTTACCAGATGTACTCCAGAGGATACTTATTGGATGGCATGGATTCCAAGTTCTAATAGTGTAGAGCAAAATGAAAGATTACCAGATGTTGCAGAGGTAAATACTTTATTGGATCTACATCAAAATGCAAGATCTACATATCCTTTTCAAAGTAGTCTGTTAGATAATCCACAAACTAGTTTAGCATGGCCTAGAGGAGTAAACCCAGTTACTGGTATACAGATATTAGCTAATACTGCTAGTACTGAAAACTACAGTCACTCTTCTTATTTTAATATACCTTCTAATACCAAATTCTATATTTCATTTTGGGCTCAGTGTAGTGCAAATATTAAGGGAGCTGATGTTTATATATTACCAGATGATTATCCTAATAAAGGATTAGTAGTAAAAGATAGGTTACCTTTAAATCAAACTTGGACATTATATAGATATGAATTTACCTCTCCAAGTACTTGGGGTGATAGTGTTCCGGTACGAATAAGATTTGATAATAATGGTTCTAACGATGGAAATGAGGCTAGATTATATCTTAAGGATGTCAATATATCTTTAGATATAGATCATTCTAATGAATTAGCTAGTTGGGAAGGATTTAAATATCAAATCTCTTCACGCACAAGAACCATAGATACTACTGAATGGTCTTATAGTGGTAATGTAAGAACCAAAGGTACCCTAAATCAACAAAAGATTTTATATAGTGATGGATCAGCTTCGGATTGGACGACACTGTCGTCCAACTCTCAATCTGAGACCGCTCAATATACTGACTATGGTGCATGGACCTATTCAGATCCTAAAAGAACAAGAACTGTAACTTACAGATGGTCAGATGGAGCCACAAACTCAGGTGGTACACAGACTCAGACAGCTACCACAAGTACTAATTACAGTGTATGGACCTATTCAAGTGATAATTCTTACAGAACTAGAACTGCTACACCTGTATATACATATACAGATACAACAAGATATGGTACAGCAACCTCTCAAAGAGAAAATGGTACGGTAAGCTATGGTACTTGGAGTTATTCAGGTATTACTAGAACTAGAACTGTTAGTTATGTATATTCAGATGTTACTAAAACATCCAACTCTCAATCTGAGACCGCTCAATATACTGACTATGGTGCATGGACCTATTCAGATCCTAAAAGAACAAGAACTGTAACTTACAGATGGTCAGATGGAGCCACAAACTCAGGTGGTACACAGACTCAGACAGCTACCACAAGTACTAATTACAGTGTATGGACCTATTCAAGTGATAATTCTTACAGAACTAGAACTGCTACACCTGTATATACATATACAGATACAACAAGATATGGTACAGCAACCTCTCAAAGAGAAAATGGTACGGTAAGCTATGGTACTTGGAGTTATTCAGGTATTACTAGAACTAGAACTGTTAGTTATGTATATTCAGATGTTACTAAAACATCCAACTCTCAATCTGAGAC